ATGGTCCTCCTGCACAAGCGCGAGATCGCGATCCCCGAGCCGAAGGCTTGCTCCTCGGACGCCGTGTTCTGGGTCGTCACCGACGGCGGCGCGCAGCGCGGCGTGTGCGGTCCGCACCTGCCGATGCTCATGGGCCAGATGACCATCGAGCACCCGCGCACCGCCGACGAATGGCCGGCGCCCGGTGTCCCCTGCGAGTACATGGAGATCGAGACCCACCACCGCTACGCCGCACTGGTCCGGCAAATCCCGACCTCGTTCGGGGACGTGCGTCTCTACCGGCTGAGCGAGCCGCTGAACGGGTTCGAGTACGTGACGGTTTCGGCCGTGACCCACCTGCGCCCGGAGACGTACATCTTCGGCTCGGACGAGACCGGGTCGATGGACGAGTCCTACGAGCTGCCCGGCTCGCTCCCCGGCGTCATGAACCACACCAAGGCGCTGGAGAGCGCTGGCTACATCGTTGCGGAGGCCTCGCGATGAACGACGACACCACCAACCTGCACATCTCGCCGCTCACGCCCGAGCACGCCGAAGCCCTGGACGGCATCGACGGCCTCACCAAGCAGGCCCGTGAGCACCTGGCCGGCTGGGACCGCCGCGAGAGCGACAGCGACCCCGCCGCAGCGGCCGCGATGGGACAGGCGATCGCTGCAGCGAAGGCCCTCCTCGAGTCCGTGAAGCAGCTCCACTCCGGGCTCGTCCTCGAGGACGCGATCACCGCGGTCGAGGACGACCGCGAGGCCTACGCGATCCGCTCCAAGAGCGACCCCAACCGCATGACCGGGAGCGTCTGATGAACCGCATCGACTGGCACACCGCCATCCCCCGCACCGTGAACTTCGCGGTGATCGCGTACATCGTCTACCTCCTCGCGCTCGTGGCGGGGGTGGCCTGAATGGACATGCTCCTCGGGATCCTCACCGTCATCGTCTTGGCCGCCGCCGGATTGGCCTGGGGCTTCACGGCCATGTGGTACCGCAAGCGGCTCGACGAAGCGGAAGACCGCGCCGACATCGCCCGCGACACCGCCGCCGAGGCCCTGGCGCAACTCCGCGAGGCACTGCATGACGGCTTCCAGTCGGCCGAGCGGGACTCGCGGGTGATCCACGGGTTCACGGGCCCGGAGCTCACGATCCTCGCCGCCTATGAGGGCGAGCTCGGCGGTTCCCGCTGGCGGGCCCGCAAGTTCAAGAAGTTCGCCGCCCGCGCTGGCAACTCGGACCTCCCACAGACCTGATCCGGCGGGCCGCGTCCCCAGGCCCGGCCCGCCACCACTCCGAAGGAGACCAACGACATGAGCATCTACACCAACCGCGAGCGGATCGCCAAGCAGCAGAAAGCCCGTATCGCCGCACAGTCCGCCGCTGCCGAAGGCCTCGCCGCCGCCCTCCGGGACCTCCGCGAGGACTGGGCCGAAGTCCAGTCCGGGGCTATGGAAGCGCTCGGCTACGGCGACAACGTGTTCGACGACGTCATGGGCTACCTCGACGACTACCTCGCGCGGATCCGCTCCGGCGAATACGGGGCCGAAGTGCTCCGCAGGTCGGAAGGCGAGTAGCCGTGGCCGACCCGAAGCGCCGTCGTCCCGGCCGCCGCGGAGGACGCAAGCACGCGCCCCGGCCCGCACCCGAGCAGACCACCCAGCCCCGCACCGAGACCGAGGAGAACGAGCAGTCATGACCGACATCCTGACCCCGCAGCAGACCACCGCCATGTTCGACGCGATCGACAACGCCGAGCTCGCCCGCGAGGAGCGGAAGATCGGCGCCGAGCGCCGCCGCGAGCTCATGGCCGATTACCTGCTCGCCGCCGAGGAGTCCGACGCCGCGCCGCGAAACCGAGCTCGCGCGAAGACCGCCGCCGAGGCCCGCGCCGCGCTCGCCGCGTTCCTCGTGGCGAACGGCGAATACCCGACCACCACGGCCGCCGACGACGCGATCGAGCACCGCCAGGCCTACGCGATGCCCAAGCCGGGCCGCGACTACTCGAAGGTGGTGCCGTTCTAGTGGACACCCTCACCCGCCCGTTGCACACGACGGCCACCCAGCACCACCCCGGCCAGTTCGAGGTCGCCTTCAAGAAGTGCCTCATGGACCAGCTCAAGCCCCGTGTCCCCGAGGCCTTGGAGAACTCCGTCGAAGCGATCGCGGATGTCCTCGTCGATCAGATCGCCGCCGGCACGGACTACGACGACCTCGACGTGTCCGGCCACATCGAGTCGTGGGCGGAGGAGCGTCGATGAGCGGCCGTTCGTGGGCGATGGGCCCGATGTGCGCGTGGGACACCGAGACCACGGGTGTCGATGTCGAGACGGCCCGAATCGTCACCTCCGCTGTGGTGACGATCCGGCCCGGCCAGCCGAAGGAGATCGTGGAGTGGCTGATCGACCCGGGCGTGCAGATACCCGACGGTGCCGCGAAAGTCCACGGCATCACGACCGAGAAGGCGCGCGCGGCCGGGGTTCCGGCCGCCGGCGCGGTCGACGCGATCTGTGAGGCGCTGGCCGCCGCGGTGGTCGAGGGCATGCCGCTGGTCATCTTCAACGCCCCGTACGACCTGACGCTGCTGGACCGAGAGTGCCGCCGCTACGGCGTGCCGACGCTCAACGAGCGCGCGGCGAAGGTCGGCGCCGAGGTGTATGTGGTCGACCCCTTCGTGATCGATAAGAAGGTCGACAAGTTCCGCAAGGGGAAGCGGACCCTCTCGGCGGTCGCCGAGCACTACCGCGTGCCGCTCTCCGACGAGGAGGCGCACACCGCGTTCGGGGACTGCCTCGCGACCGCCCGCGTCGCCTACAAGGTCGCGTCGACCTACCCGAAGGTCGCGGCGATGCCGCTCCCGGCGTTGCACGAGTTCCAGAAGGAGTCCCACTTCGAGTGGGCGGAGGGGTTCGAGCAGTACCTGCGCCGCAAGGACCCGGAGGCAGTCGTGGACCGGTCCTGGCCCATGCGTCCGTTCACGGCCGGGGTGGGGGTCCAGCCGTGACGACTCCGATCAACGCCGACGACTCCGGCTCCCACCGCTGGTACATCCACCCCGTCACGGGGGAACGGTTCCTCTCGGCCACCGCGGCCCTCTCCTATATCGCGAAGCACGAGCTGCCCGCCTGGGCGGCAACGCTTTCGGCTCAGGCCGCGATCGACGCGTGGTCGCGGGTGCGTGAGGCCGCCGCGATCGAACCGTGCGGGCGCAAGGGCAACGACGCGTGCGGGCAGTGCCGCACTTGCGTGGCTGGCTGGCTCGCGAACAGGCACAACGTCGTCCGCGACACCGCCTCCGACCTCGGCTCCCGGTTCCACCAGGCCATCGACAACCAGGTGAAGATCGGGCCCGGCTGCTACGTCGACGCCGACGTGCAGCCGTTCCTCGACGCCTACAACGAGTGGGCCAAGCTCGCCCGGCCGGTGTTCCGTGGCGCGGAGATGACCGTCATCAATCGGCGCCTCGGCTACGCCGGGACGCTCGACGCGGTCAACTTCTTCAGCGTCAAGTCGACGCTGCCGAAGAAGATGCAGCACCTCAAGCGGCGGACCGTCCTCGTGGACTACAAGACCGGGAAGACGGTGGGCGCTCCGCACGCGTGGCAGCTCAACGCCTACCGGTTCGCCGAGGCGATCCTCCTGCCCGACGGCACGGAACTGCCGATGCCGCGCATCGGTACCGGCTTGATTCTCCACGTCCGCCCCAAGTCCGAGGGCGGCGTGAAGATGCGCGAGGCCTTCCTCACCAGCCAGAACTTCAAGCGCTTCGTGCACGCGCTGCGGATCGCCGAAGCGATGATGTCGCCGCTCGGCGAGTCGCTGTCCCGTCCCGCGTACTTCCCGACCCCGAAGGAGGCGTAATGCCCATCCTCACACTCCAGGCACAGCAGACGGTGACCCAGATCGGTCGCATCCGGTTGGGCATCAAGGTCAAGGACGCCAACGGGAAGGAGCGGCCGGACAAGCTCGACCGTCTTCGCTTCACCTCTCCGCAGAAGAAGCACATCGAGACGATCGCGCGCCTGTACGGCGGCGAGGTCCGCCTGTGGGAGCCCGACCGAGGGAACGCGCAGTGGGAGGTCATCACCGACGCCGTCGAAGTACCGGTGCTCGTGCCCCCGCAGGACCCGGGTGAGAACCAGTGGTTCGAGGACTGGGCGAGGGGCGGGTGCAAGCGCCGCTGCGACGGCGTCACCGAGCGGATCTCGCAGAAGCCGTGCATGTGCGACCCCGACCCGAAGCGCCGCAAGTGCAAGATACACACCCGCATCACCGTGATGCTCAAGGATGTCGAGTCCATCGGCGTGTGGCTGATCGACACGTCGTCGTTCTTCGCGGCGATCGAGCTGCCGGGCGTCGCGCGGCTGCTCGCGAGCTCGAAGGGACTGATCGAGGGCGTGCTGCGGCTGGACCAGCGCACCAGAGTCTCGGACAACCTGACCAAGCACTTCGCCGTGCCGGTCCTGGACGTCACCGGGTTCACGGCCGCCGAGCTCGTCTCGGGCCGCGCGCCCGAGCTCGCCAAGCAGCGCCTCGCCGCCGCCGTCGACAACGCCGCCGCGATCACCGCCGGCCCCGACCCGATCGCGCTCATCCTCGCCTGCAAGACCCACGGCGAGATCAAGGAGCTGTGGAAGCAATTCGGGGCCGACCCGACCATCACCCGCACGCCCGAGCTCGACGCCGCTGTGAAGGAGGCGCGCGCCCGCATCGACGCCGCTGCCGAGATCGACGACGAGGACGGCGTCGTCGATGCCGAAATCGTCGACGAGGAGCACGAGGAGCCGGGCTGGTGAACACCGATTGGATGAAACGCGCGGCCTGCGAGGACATGAACACCAACATGTTCTTCCCCGACAAGGCCGAGGACGAAGGACCCGCACGCGCCGTCTGCTCGCAATGCACCGTCGCCCAACAGTGCCTGCAGTACGCGCTCGCGCAGAACACCAGCCTCGCCGGGATCTGGGGCAACACGAACAAGCGCCAACGGAAGCGCATCCGCGAGGGCGGCACTGCGGCACGGCCGCTCGAGCAGAGCGGCATGGCTGCGGTCAACGCCGCGAAGACGCACTGCAAGCGCAACCACGAGTTCACTCCGGAGAACACCCGCTGGAGCAACGGGCACCGGTCCTGCAGGACCTGCTACAACGTCTGGCTGCGCAAGCGCCGCCAGGCCACCCGAGAGGCGGTGGCGGCATGAGCGCGCCGATCAAGCACGGCAGCCTCGCCGGCTCCAAAGTCCACCGCTGCAAATGCGCGCTCTGCCGAGAGACCGCCCGCATCTACGACGCCAACCGCCGCCGCCTGGTGGCTTACGGGCGCTGGCACACCCTGATCGACGCCGAGCCCGTGCGGCATCACGTCCAGGCGCTCCAGGCCGAGGGGCTCGGTTGGATGAGGATCGCTCGGCTCGCGGGCCTGTCCACATCGACGGTGTGGAAGTTGCTCTACGGCGACCCGCACCGCGGCCTTGGGCCGTCGAAGCGAGTCAAGACATCGACTGCGGAGAAGCTGTTCACGGTCCGGGCGGATCTGCAGTCCCTTGCGGGCGCGACGACGGTCAACGCGATCGGGACACGCCGTCGGCTGCAGGCGCTGGTCGCCATCGGATGGTCGCAGAACAGCCTCGCGGAACAGCTCGGGATGCTGCGTGCCAACTTCGGCAGGATGATGCGCTCCGAGCGCGTCATGGTTCGCACGGCGAAAGCTGTCCGAGCGCTCTACGACGAACGGTGGAACCAGGCCCCGCCCCAGTCCACACCACGTGAACGGTTCTCCGTCACCTACGCGCTCAAGTACGCGGAGGACAAGGGTTGGGTGCCGCCGATGGCCTGGGACGACGACACCATCGACGACCCCGCGGCGACGCCTGTCGGGGTCGGGCCCGCGAAACCAGGCAACGCGGTCCTGCCCGACAACGACGACCTGCAGTGGCTGCTCGACATGGGCGAAACCGTTCCCGCGATTGCGATGCGGTTCAACGCCGAAGAGAAGTCCGTGCGGACCCGGATCCACCGGCTCAACGCCAGACGGAGGGCCGCAGCGTGAGCTACGTCGAGGAACCCCTGCTGGTCGAGATCGGCCCCAAGGTCAATCCGGCCACGAAGCGGCGCTTCACCATCGCCGAGCAGCAGCAGGCCCGCATCGACGTGGGCATGCACCCGCTCTCGGGCGTCGGCGCGACCCCGCGCCGCGTCCTGCTCCTGACCCCGACCGGGCCGACCTGCGGCGACTGCCGCAACCGGACCCTCATCGACCTCCCCATCGGCGACGGCTACCGGACCAAGCGCGTCCCCAAGTGCACGTTCGCCGCCGAGTTCCGCGAGAACGGCAGCCTCGCCTACGCGCCCCGAATCGCCAACTCCCAGCAGACCGACTGCCGCGCGAAGTGGCCGGCCTGCACCGACTTCCAGGAGAACCCCTCATGAGCGTGACCTTCGTCGATCTGTTCTGCGGCGCTGGCGGATCCTCCACCGGCCTCGTCGAAGCCGGATACGAGCTGCTGCTCGCTGCCAACCACCTGCCAATCGCAATCGAGACCCACTCGGCAAACCACCGCAACGCCGAGCACCTCTGTGCCGACGTCTCCCAGTACGACATGCGGCGCCTGCCTCGCGCCGACGTCCTGTGGGCGTCACCGATCTGCACCGAGATCTCCCCCGCCGGCGGACGCAAGCGCCGCCACAAGCCCATGACCGGGCAGACCGTCTTGGACGGCTTCGAACTCCCCGACGGCGCCCTGGAGCGGACCCGCGCGACGTTCTGGGACGTCCTGCGGGCCGCGGAGGTCTGGCGGTACAAGGCCGTCATGTGCGAGAACGTCGTCGAGGCCCTGGACTGGGAACTGTTCGACGTCTGGCTGGCGGGGATGCACCGCCTCGGCTACTCCTCGCAGATCGTCTCTGCGTCCTCGGCGCACCTCGGCGACCTCGACAACGCGCCGGCGCCGCAGTGGCGCGACCGGATCTACGTCGTGTTCGTCCAGGAAGGAATGCGTAAGCCCGACCTCGAGCCGCGCCCGGCCGCGCACTGCGAGCACTGCGGCGACGTCCACGCCTTCCAGTCTTGGCGCAACGGGAAGCGCTGGGGGAAGTATCGCCAGCAGTATGACTACCGGTGCCCCTCATGCAAGCGGATCGTCGAGCCGTACGTGCGGCCCGCCTCCTCGATCATCGACTGGTCGAACCTCGGCACCCGCATCGGGGACCGCGCCCGGCCGCTCGCCGAAGCGACCATGAACCGCATCCGCGCCGGCCTCACCGCCTACCCGTCCGACCCGACCCTGCTCACCGTCAACCACTCCGGGCATGAAGGCCGCGCCACACCCGCCGCGGCGGCGCCGCTCGCCTCCCGCACCGCGAAGATCGGCGACGGCGTGCTGGTCCCCTCGGGCGCGTTCTACGTCAAGAACTACGGCGGCCAAGCCCAGCCCAAGCACATGGTCCACCCCATCGGCAACCCGTTCGGAGTAGTGACCGCGAACGACAGCCACTCGCTGGTGGTCCCGCCGCAGTCTGACGACTCCTTCGTCGTGACCCTGCGCCGCAACGGCACCGCCAACCCAGTCACCGGCCCGCTGACCGGAGTCTCGGCGGGCGGGAACCACCACGGGCTCGTCGTCCCCTACCGCAAGGGCTCCGCCAAGCCCGCATCGGATCCAATGCTGACCCTCGGCACCCGCGACTCCGCCGGGCTCGTCCGGCCCGCCATCGACGTCGAGGACTGCTACTTCCGGATGGTCCAGCCCCGCGAGCAGCTCCTCGCGCAGCGCTTCCCGACCGACTACATCGTCCACGGCAACAAGGGCGAGCAGACCATGCAGGCAGGCAACGCGGTCAGCGTCAATGTCGCCCGCTGGATCGGCTCCCGCCTCGCGCCCATCCTCTAGGAGCACCTGATGCCGCAACGAATTCAACGCCGCATGACCGCGGAGTGGCGCGCCCCGCTCGACGAGCAGGGTCAGCGGCCGATCTATGTCGGCCGCCCCGGCCAGTTCGGAAACCCGTTCCGCATCTACAAGGGCCACTCCGCGATCGGCCCCATGTGGCACGTCGCGGTCGACACGTGGGGGCACATCCCCGCAGATGAGTGCGTCTGCGCCTACGCCTCCAGCAGCGAACCGCTCGGCCCTGAGTCGGTGGTGGAGCTGTACCGGATGATGCTGGAGGCCCGCCGCCAGGATGATCCTGACCGGTTGCGCGAGTGGCTGGCGCCGCTCGCCGGCCGCGACCTCATGTGCTGGTGCCCGCTCGGCTCCCCGTGCCATGCCGATGTCCTGCTCGAGCTCGCGAACCCGGGCGGTGCCCGTGGCTAGGCGCATCAAGGCCCCGAAGGCCGCGCAGCTCCTCGTCGGCGGCTGGTCCTACCAGGTCGACAAACCGCGGACGCTGTGGCGGTGGGCGTGGATCACCACCGAAGGCGCACCGGTCGCGTCGGTCCGGGTGACCGTCGACCGCGACAGCAACGGCCTGCGGTTGAGCGTGGTCGACCAGCGGATCGACGGCGTCTCGTTCCCCGTCAACACGATCCTGCGCGACGTCGCCAGTCGCGATCTGTTCAAGGCCGCCGAGGAGCTCCTCCTCGACGCCGCATGCAAGCAGCTCCGCCTGGCCGCCGCCCAGACCGTCGAGGAAGTGGACCATGCCTGACCAAGTCGAGTTCGTTGTGTACGGCCGGCCCGCTCCGCAGGGCAGCAAGCAGGCGTTCCCCATCTACCGGGGCAAAGCTGGCGCGAAGGTGTTCACCGGCAAGGTCGCCCAGGTCGAGATGTCGAAGTACGTGAAGCCGTGGCGAGCCGAGGTCGCGAAGGCGGCGCGAGCGCTGGGCCTGCAAGGGCCGATCTTGGGCCCGGTGTCCGTCGACATGGTCTTCACCCAGATCCGCCCGCGTTCGCACTACCGGACCGGCGCGAACGCACACCTGCTGCGAGACACCGCGCCGCCGGTGTGGTGCATCGCTCCAGACCTGTCAAAGCTGGTCCGCTCCACCGAGGATGCGTTGAAAGGCATCGTCTGGACGGACGACAAGGCGGTCGTGGAGTACGGGCGTCTCGCAAAGATGTACTCCGACGCCGACGACCCGGACGTGCTCGACGAGCCGGGCGCGGTGATCCGAGTGCGACCGTTCGTGCCCGTGGACGCCGGGATGCTGCCGGGATTCGCGGGTGCAGCGTGACCGCGCTACTTGCTGGTTTTGGCCTGCGCCTTGACGATGCGGCGGATGTGCTCGCGGGTGAATCCGGTCGCGTTGACGATGTCGACCTGTTTCGTCTCGTCGTCGCCGGATGCCTCTCGAATGGCCGCGAACAGCTTGGGGCGCAGCTCATCGGCTTCGCCCTGGGCGCGTCGGTACGCCTCCGCAAGGCGCGCAAGTTCATCCAGGTCCACGTCGTCAGTATGCCACGGCCGTGTGCCAACCAAGTTTGCATCAGTCATGCCACTAGTGTAGGCCGATTGCATGTGCCTACACTAGTGGCCTACTATGTTGGCATAGATTCGAACACTGGACACGGGGAAGGCGAGAATGGCGCGTAGCGAGGCGCGGATCAAGTGCCGCATCTGGGATGACGATGACTTCCTTGCCCTCGACGGCCCCGAGAAGCTCGTCTACCTCTTCGTCATCTCGCAGCCCGACCTCACGCACAACGGCGTCCTGCCGCTGCGGTTGAAGCGGTGGGCGAAGAAGCTCAAGTTCACCGTCGCGCAGCTCGAGAAGGTGCTGCTGAACCTGGAAACTGCCCGGTTCATCGTCGTAGACCACGACGAGGAAGAACTGTTCGTGCGCTCGTTCCTGCGCAATGACGAGGTCTACAAGCAGCCCAAGGTGATGCTCTCGTCGATGCGACAGCTCGGGGAGATCTCCTCGGCGCTCATCCGCCGCGAGGTCGCTCGCGAGATCGCTCGGGTGCTGCACGAGGGCCTTCCTGGCGAGAACACCCGCCCGACCCTGCTGAAGATGCTGGGCATTCTCGGAGGTACCCCATCCGAAGTAAAACCCCAGGTGAATACCCTATCCGATACCCTTCCGCATACCCATCCCGATACCGAACCGAACGAGTATGCGGAAGGGTTCCCGGTACCCAACCCGATGCCCACGGGGGTGGGGGTAGGGGTAGGGGATGAAGTTCAGGTAGTTGGTACTTACTCTTCCTCGCCTTCCGGCGAGGCCGAAGAAGACACCCCGAACGAAGAACACGAGCCCGCTTCCGGCGACACCAGTGCGCAGGACTCCAAGAAGTCCGCGAAGCCGAAGACCGAGCGCGGCACCCGCGTGCCCGACGGATTCACCTTCACCACCGAGATGCAGGCCTGGGCCAAGGCGAAGACCCCCTTGGTCGCCGACGACCTCAGCTACCACACCGAGATGTTCGTCGACTACTGGCTCGGCCGCACCGACAAGCTCGCCGTCAAGCGCGACTGGATTGCCGCCTGGCGCAATTGGCTGCGGAAAGCCAACAAGGACCTCGAGGAGAAGACCGAGCGCCGTTCCAACCCGCAGGGTCCCAAGTCCACCGCGCCCGAGCGGATTGATGACTCCGAGAAATGCGAGCACCGCAGGCGTGCCTCGACGTGCGGCCTGTGCCGCACTGAGCAGATGGGAGCAAACCATGCAGCTTGACCACCGAAGTGACCACGAATCCCTGTTCCTGGCCGAACCCGACTTGCTCGTTCGCAGCGCGGACCCGTTCAAGGACCGCACCCCTCCCCAGGACCTCATGGCCGAGCAGTCCGTCCTCGGCGGCATGCTCCTCAACGCCGCGGTCATCGACGAGGTGTGCGAGATCATCTCGAGCTCGGACTTCTACAACCCGCGCAACAGCATCGTGTTCGACGCGATCTGCGCCCTCCGGGCCGAGAACATGCCGGTCGACGCCGTCACCCTCGTCGCGCACCTCCTCGACGCCGGCACGCTCACCAAAGTGGGCGGTGGCCCCTACATCCAGGAGCTCCTCCACGCGGTCCCCACGGCTGCGAACGCCGGGTACTACGCGCGGATCGTCGCCGACCGCTCGCAGTTGCGCCGCCTCATCGAGACCGGGTCTCGACTCGTCCAGTACGGATACGCGGGCGGCGCTGGCGGCCGCGATGTCGCCGAGCTGGTGAACATGGCCCAAGCCGACCTGTCCGACGCCGCACTGGGCCGCCGTGTTGGCGCGGTTGAGGAGTTCACCGATTTCCTCGACGAGACCATCGCGCAGATCCTCGAACGCCCCAGTCGGGGCCTGTCCACCGGCCTCGGGGTCGTCGACGACGTCATCGGCGGGCTCAAGCCCGGACAGCTCGTCCTCGTCGGCGCCCGCCCCGGTGTCGGCAAGACCATTGAGGTCATCGGCATGGTCCGCGCCGCCGGGCTGCGGCGCGCAGGGTCGGTCCTCGGGTTCTTCCTCGAGATGTCCAAGCACGAAATCCAGAAGCGCATCCTTTCCGCCGAGGCGGGCATCAACCTCGCTCGCATCACCAACGGTGAACTTCGCCCCCACGAAGTCGATCTGCTGCACACGGCTGCCGACCGGGTGCGGGGCTGCTTCATCCACATGGATGACACCCCCCAGGTCAACATCGAGCACATCCGGGCCACGGCCCGCAAGGTCCAGGCAGAGAAAGGCCTCGACCTGATCGTCATCGACTACCTCCAGCTCATGGATACCGGCGGCGACGGAAAGAACCGGGCCGTGGAGCTCGGCGCCGTCTCCCGCGGCCTCAAAGTCCTTGCCCGCGAGCTCGAGATCCCGATCGTGGGCTGCGTGCAGCTCAACCGGAACTCCGACTCCCGGTCCGATCGGCGCCCGCAAATGTCTGACCTCCGCGAGTCCGGCGCGTTCGAGCAGGACGCCGACGTGATCATCCTGTTGCACCGGGACGACTACCACGACCCCGAGCACATCCGCGCCGGCGAGGTCGACCTGATTATCGCGAAGAACCGCAACGGCCCCATCGACACCGTGACCGCGGCCGCGCAGCTCCACTACGCCCGATTCACGGACTTCACATGAGCTCCCAGAGCCGCGGCGTTCCCGTCCACATCAGCCTGATCGCCTCCAACGTGCTCTCGATGCTGTGGGCCAAGACCTGTAGTTGGCGGGCCGCGCGTGGCGAGGATCCACCGCCCGAACACCTGAACCCGAACCGCACCCGCCCGAAGGAGTAACCATCATGTCCCGACTCTCCTGGACCCGCCTCGCTGTCAACGACACCGTGACCGTCGCCCGCCACGAAGGCCGCACCCTCATCACCGACCGCTACAGCCTCTGGGATGTCAACGCGCTCTCGGACCTCATGAAGCGCGTCCCCGACACCGACTTCGGGCACTACACGATGAAGGGCCGCAAGTTCACCACCGACAAGGACGGCTTCAGCCGCAAGGATGCCGCGGGCCTGGCCGCCCTGTTCGACGGCCTCGCGGCCGAGTTCGACTCCGCGCCGGAGGCGACGCTCACCGGTTGGAGCGTCGACGGCTACCGGATCGTCGTCACCCGCGACGGCCGGGCGCTGCGTATCAAGGGCCGGGTCGCCGAGACGATCGACGGCCGCATGGCCTTGCGCGCCGTGGACGCCGAAAGGAAGCCCATCGGTGTTTTCCTGCCCACCACCGGCGGCCCCGGCGAGACCATCTGGCGCTTCGTCGGCGCGGTCCAGCCCCTGATCAACGATCGGTACTACGCGCCCGTCCTCGAAGTGATCGCCTCGCTGGCCGTCGACGAGATGCAGCGCCTGGAGGAATCCCGGGCCGCCGCCCAGTCCGCCTGACCCGCACCACCTCAACGAAAGGCCCCAGCCATGAACCCGACCATTATCCCCCAGCAGATGAAAATCCCCTACGTCGTCACCACGACCCTCCCCCACGTCGGCGCGGAGCTGGTCGTCCTCCCCGCCGAACGCGAAATCCCCAACGACTGGGATGACGTCGCATTCCTCCAGGCCCTGCACTACGACGGCAGCATCTGCACCTCCACATGCAGGTGCGTCGACCTCGACGACCGCACCAAGATCCGCCGCGGCGAGGAGCTGCACGTCGGCGAGTGGACCTGGTACGGCGGTGACGCCTCCTGGCTCGTCGGCTGGCGCCGGATCTGCCCCACCGCCGAAGAACAGCGCCTGACCAAGCGCATCGAACTCCTCGACGAAGACCTCGAGCACGAAGCCGGCATGCACCACCTCACCAAAGAGGCGCTGGCCGAACTCACCGACAGGATCGCCCGCCTCCGGGCGTCGATCCGCCGGTCCACCACGAAGAACCGCGAGCTGAAGGTGGCCCGCGCGCAGCGCACGGCCGCGCTCGTCCTCACTGCTGTCGCCCTCCTCATCGCCGCCGCTGCGCTCACCTTCTAACCCGAGAGGAACCCCGATGTCTGACCGCTACGCCACCGAGGCCACGACTCGCCCCGCCGCGAACCCGCACGACACCGCCATGGCCGTGTTCCGGCCCGACCTCTACACCGAGGCCATCGACTGGCTGACCGAGATGCACCCGGACCACTACGCGTACAACGCCGGGTTCCGCGAGGCCGTGAGGAAGCTCCAGAAGCGCCAGAAGGAAGTCGCGGCCGCCCCCTCGGCCGGGGCCCTCGACCACGCGACCGCCGCGTACGCGCGCATGTTCCGCGACAAGCTCCTCCAGGCCGGATACGCGGGCGCCGCCCAGGTCCTGGGCGACCTCGCCGACGACTACGACGGCGGCGCGGACGCCTGACCCGCGCTGGCGGCCGGCTCCTCTCCCAGATCAACAAGCAAAGGAACAACCGATGAGCACCAACTACAAGTTCCACCTCGAACCGTCCATCGACTCCAACGGCGCGCTCAGGATGCCTGCCGTCGGAGGCGACACCGCCGTCAGCCTGACCAGGTTTCGCAGCGGAGCGCTGTACCTCCAGCTCGCCTCCACCGGAGACCTGATGGTCGCCGAGTTGTCCGACGAGGACGCGCTGAAGCTCGCTGAGCAGTTGCGGCAGATCGCTGGGGGGTCCCGCTGATGTCCCCCGAACCCACCAGCGAGCCGATCGAGCGCGTCTGGCTGGTCGTCGCGACCGCCCGCGTGGAGTACGAGGTCGACGCCGTTTCCGCCGAGGCCGCGATGGCGATCGTGAACGCCAAGTACGCCCACGTCATCGATCGCCCCACCCAGGTGCTCGACCTGATCTCGGTCGAGGACGCCGAATGCTACGAGGAGACATCCTGATGTCCGAACCCATGACCGGGCACAAGGTGCTCGTCACGGCAGGCACCTACTACGGGAAGCCGTGGATCTTCCTGACCTGCGACTGCGGCTGGCGGTTGGGTTTCGCCCCGACCGTCGACCCGACGGAGCTCGCCACCGCCGCCGCGGCCCACCCGGGCCGCACCCAGTCCACCACCGAGCAGTTCAAGGAAAGCGCCGAAAGCCTGAATACGCCCGCCGACGTTCAGGTCGACCTGAACGGGGCCGAGCAGGCCGTGGTCGATGTCCTCCAAGGCGACTCGGCGTGCTCCTGGCATGTCGGTTGCGATGTCGAGGACTGCTACGGGCCGCGCGCTGCCGCGATCGTCGCGAAGCTCCGCCCGCTGATCGCCGCCGAGGCGCTGGAGCGGTTCGCCGACAAGGTCGACGCGCTCCCGCCTGGCGGCGAAGCCCTGAAGGGCGACGCCTGGTACCGCGACGGCCTCCGAGACGCCGCCGCCATCGCCCGAGACGAAGCCGCCGCCCTCCGCACCACTACCCCCGAGAAGGAGTCCTGACCATGACCTACCCGAAGATCAACCCCGCGACCGTGCTCGATGAGATCGCGGCCGAGCGCGCCCGCCAGGACGCGCAGTGGGGCGAGCAGAACCACCCGGACGGAACTGGGCCGAAGGTCGTCCTCGCCGGCGGGAACGCCTGGATGGAAGAGCACGCGGAGCACGCCCGCCGCGAATGCCAAACCGCTGCCGACGCTGAGGCGGTCACCTGGCGGCACATCCTCCGCGAAGAGGTCTATGAGGCGTTCGCCGAGTTCGACCCCGCGGCCCTGCGCGCCGAGCTGGTCCAGGTCGCGGCCGTAGCCGTCGCTTGGATCGAAGCAATCGACCGGCGGGAGGCCTCCTGATGACCGACACCAACCCGCCCGCCGACCGGGAGTACCGCGAACGCATCGAGTTCACGAGCGCCCTCGGCTTCGGCGACGACAAGACCGAGCGCGCCGCCCGCCTCCCGGAGATCGCCGACAACGTCGCCGAGGCGTTCTCGGCAGCCCGCGACCATGACGACTGCCCGGTCTACTGCGACCTGTGCGGCGAAACCCTCGCCAGCACGGAGTGCGAGCACTGCCACGGATCCGGCTGCGGTCCTCGGACCGCTGAAGGCGCGTACGACGAGTGCGACCACTGCGCCGGGGTTGGGAAGGTCCACGAGGGATGCGCCCAGAAGTCGTACGCCGATCTCGTGGCCGAGCGTGACGCCGCGCTGGCCCGTGTCGAGGAGCTGGAAAGGCAGCTCGCCGCCGTCGACGCCGTACACAAGCCGAAGCGGCTCTATACGACCGATGACGGGGAGGGCTCCTGGTCGACCGCCGGGCAGTGCGCCGACGACTGCGAAGTCCCGCTTGACCAGGTGAAGCACTTCGACATCTGCGAGGCGTGCGGCGACATGGAGACCCACGACGACGAGTGGCGGTCCTACCGGGACTCGATGTGGCCGTGCGAGACCGCGCGCGCCCGGGGAATCGAGGCTGTCCGATGAGCACTGAGCCGACGCGCCCTCCGATCGCCTACTTCGGCGGGAAGATGACGATCGCCGACCGCATCGTGTCGTTCCTGCCGCCGCATGAGCACTACGTGGAGCCCTACTGCGGGTCGTGCGCGGTCCTGCTCGCGAAGCCGCGCTCCCGCATGGAGACCGTGAACGACATCGACCTTCGGCTGATGCGGTTCTGGCGGGTCCTGCGAGACCAGCCTGCCAAGCTCGCCCGCGTCATCGACGCGACCCCGCACTCCCGCGCGGAGTTCGCGCCGGCCGCCGAAGTCGCCGGCGACGACCTTGAAGATGCCCGCCGTGTCTGGGTGCTCCTCACCCAGTCCCGCACTGGCACAATGCGTCCCTCCGGCTGGCGGCACTACCAGAGCCCGAAGAATTCCTCGTTCGGCATGCCCGCCTACCTGGACACGTACCGGACTCGTCTCCCCAGCACCGTCCAGCGGATGCAGGGCGTCTCCCTGGAGGCGCTGCCCGCGCTCGACGTGATCGCGAAGTACGGCCGTCACGAGGGCGTCCTGCTCTACGTCGACCCGCCGTACCTCGGCTCGACCCGCACCCGCGGCTACCTCCACGAGATGCACACCGATGCCGACCACGAAGCTCTCGCCGAAGCCTTGCACGCCTGCAAAGCCGCTGTAGTCCTCTCCGGATACCCCTCCGACCTGTACGACCACCTGTACTACGGCTGGGACCGCGTCGAAATCCAGACCGGCACCGGCCAGTCCGGGACCTGGTCCTCACGGACCGAGGTCCTGTGGTCGAACCGGCCCCTCGCGCAGCAGTCCGCTCTCTTCGAACTGGAGGCCACGGCATGAGATCTCACGACGATTGCCGAGTGGTCGGCTGTTCGGCCTGCGCCGAACGCGGACGAGTCGAGCGACCCTCGGACTTGCCCCACGTGCCCGCGCAGGATCCCCGCTCCGGCCCTGAAACCGCCGGGACGGTCGAGGACCACTGCGTCGCTTGCGGATCGTCGTTGACGATCTCCTGCGACGAGGCGCACCAGCAGCACGACACCTACCACCCGGATGGCCACGAACGGCCGCAACCGCGTTTCCGCGACGTAATGGCGGCCGCGCATCGGGCCGGGCTTCACTTCAACCGCGTCTCCGACGAGTACCGCCACGACAGCGACGACGAAGTGTGGCGACACCGGACGTACACGATCGCCTGTATTGGCCGCGAGAGCGGAGCGGGAACCCTCGTCTTGGACGTCGGGGACTGCTGGACCGCGGTGGAGATCAGCGGCCGCTGCGGGTCCGTGGACATGATCGACCCAACGCCCGCCCAGGTGCTCGCTGCCGCCCGCCTCGTCGGCCTCGGAGGCACCACATGACCCTCAACGTCGACCAAGGCCCATGCCCATGCTGCGGCCCCGAACTCGCCCTCGCCAGGCCCGTCGGCTCCGACCGGATGACCCGCAACGACCGTCTCATGCACTGGCCCGACGTCCCGCCCGAACCCGCGGGTGGCGGCGACCGGCTCGCACGGTGGATCCGCGACACCGACCCCGAGCCCGCCACCGAACCGCCCCGCGTCGAGCCGGTCGACCACGGGCTCGCCGTCGAACGCGAGTGGAAACCCGAAGACGGCCACCCGCTCCCGCCTGTCCAGACCAACGAGCCGCTGCTGCGGCGTTTCTTCGATTCCATCCGACCGGGCAGAAAGGCGTAACCATGACCGACATCGAGATGCTCGCCGACTGGAAGGCCGCCACCGAGCGCCACGCCGACGGCGATCTGGCGCGGTCCCTCGAGATCCAGAAGGACCGCTTCGGCATCTCCGACCAGCTCGCCCAGATCCTCGAGAACACCGCCCGCGAGATGGGGTGGATCACATGAGCAGCACCACCACCTGGCCCGACGTTGCCCTCGTCGCCCTGGTCCTCATCTTCGCCGGGTGGATCGCCTGGCTGTGGTGGGGGCGGCACTTATGAGCGACGTTCCGCGGAAGGCCCACAACTAGATTCCGACGGCGCGGTCTCCGCGCCGTCACCCATCGAAAGGAACGAAATGAGCTACGACATCAGCCTGGCGAACCCGCCCCAGGACGCACCCTGCGGACACTGCGGCGGCACGGGAAAGGAACCCGCCCGCGCCGAAGAAGGCTGGGGCAGCAGCCCGATCGACTGGAACTACACCTCGAACTGCGCTCGCATGTGGCGCAAGGCCGGGGCCGACCTCGCCGAGTTCGACGGCAAGCCCGCCCGCGAGTGCGCGCCCCTCCTGGAGGAAGCCATCGCCGCTATGGAGGCGGAACCCAACGTCTACCGGGCCATGAACCCGGAGAACGGCTGGGGCGACTACGACACCCTCCTGGCCGCCCTCCGGAAGCTCCTGAAGGGGTTCCAGGCCAACCCTCACATGATCGTTTGGGTGGACCGATGAGCGACCGCATGAACGACGTCCTGGCCGCGGCGGCCGACGGCATCTCCACCGAACAGAGGACGACCACAACCCACAGTCACCGCGTGTAACCCGAGACCACCTCTCCTCCAACCAAGGAGCCACCCATGCGCCCCACCACCAAGGCCATCCTCACCGCCAGCGCCACCCTCGCCTTCAGCGCGGCCTGCGCTGGCTACTACCAAGCGACCGAGGACACCCTGAACTGCACCGTCACCGACAAGCGGCAGGTCTACGGCATGGATGGCAACGTGCGCGCCTACCAGCTCCATACCGCCGACTGCGGCGACCTCCACGTTGCCGACGTCCTGCTCCGTGGCGCATGGGACTCGATCGAGCTCTACCGCTCCATCGAGATCGGCAAGACCTACGAGTTCATCACCGTCGGCGCGATCACTCCGACCGTCATCGCCGCCGAATCCACCAGCTAACGGAGAACACCATGCACACCAACCACACCGAATACCCGGAGTGCTGCGCCGAACTCCACCGCAAGGTCGACCGGGTGCTCGACCTCCTCGAGGAGCGCCAGACCAAGCGCAAACCCGCCGACGGCGCCTACCGCGTCACGATCCCGCCGGCCAGCCGCGCATGGGAGTACTGGGAGCAGCGGCAGATCGCCGAGGAGTGGGCTGCCGACGAAGGGCTGGAAGCGCCCCCGAAGGCCCCGCCGTACGCCGCCAGCGCACTCATCGAGGCACCGAAGGAGCAGTTCATCAGGGCCTTCCGCAACGCCATCAAGGCGGACGGAGAACCGGCCAGCGAGCCGGGAAATCGGCGCTGCTTCGACCTGCTCAGATGACCTCCCGGCCCTAGACTCCTTGCAGCACCACAACACCCCCTTCCCTCGAGAACGCCCCTCGCATTCCGAAGGAGGAACCATGGAAACCACCCACTCCGGCAAGTGCGTGCTCTGCTCCGACACCGACCGCGACGGGCAACCGCGCGAACGGAACTGGGCGTACCAGGGCCTGCAGACGTGCATCGGCCACTACGAACGTCTCGACCGCGCCCTCGACGTCATCCCCAAGGAATACCGGCTGCTATCGGCCGCGCCCGGCTCGAGCACCGGACAGGCCCGCGTCTCCGGGACGGGCGAACAGCCCCTCGGCGTCCGCGTCCCCGTCCTCGACCTCATGTCGCCGGCGAACACCGGGACCGTCCACGACACCTTCGGCGACCAGGAAGGCACCGCGTCGGTCGCCTCGATCCTCGCCTACCTCGTCGACGACTGGATCGCATACCGCGGCAACAAAGAGACCACGCCCGTCCCCTCGGTCACCCACATGTGCACGTGGCTCCGCGACCGCCTCGAATGGGCCGCCACCGACCCCGAGGACTACGTAGGCGGCCACCCCGCGCTCCTGGAGTTCAGCCACGACCTCCACCGCCTCGTCGCCGCGATCCGCTCCGCGAACGGGAACCTCCCCCAGGAGAACGACCACAAGGACGGCGTCGAGTGCCCCCGCTGCGACCGCATGGCCTTGTACGACACGGTCGACTACATCGAATGTGTCGAGGGCAAGCACGGCTGCGGCCGGCTCCTGTCCTACACCGAGTACGCCCAGTGGGTGCAGTTGAAAGGCCACTTCCTCCGGGCCGCCGTGCCGTGCCCGTCGTGCGGGCTCGCGGCGCTGGCCGGGACTCGAGCGCACCAGCGCGTGGAGTGCTTGCTCGCGAAGGGTGGCTGCGGGACGGTCCTGCCGTGGCCGGTGTACGACCAGTGGGCGAAAGCCGTAGCGGCCGTGGAGAAGTCGGGGGCGCTCCTGTGGGGCGAACACCACCCCTTGCCCGGCCTGAAGACCCTTCAGCAGGCCGCGTGACCTGCAAACTTGATACCAGCATGGGAGAATGAACCATGAGCAAGTACATCATCGACAAGCCCGAGGACTACGAAGCAAAGCTGGCCGCGATGTTCGCTACCTTCGGCATCCCCACCGATCAGATGCACTACAACCCAGGCATCGAATCCGACGGCGAACGCCTCACGTTCTCGCCCGTCTACTCCTGGAAGCTCCGAGACCTCACCAACGAGCAACGTGACGCCATAGAGGCTGCCTTCAACATTCGGCTAATGCCGTGACCGACCTGATCGACTTCCTCAATGCCCGACTGGCAGAGGACGAAGCGGTCGCACAAGCCGCCACGCCCGGCCCATGGAATGACGACGGCGGGTGCATCTCCAACGCGGACTACCAGATCACCGACTACGGCGCGTACACCAAGGCCGACGGCGAGCCTGAGGAGTGGGAGCCGCAACGGCAGCGCGCCGACTCGGCCCACATTGCCCGCCACGACCCGGCCCGTGTCCTCCGCGAGGTTACGGCCAAGCGGGCGATCATCGCCGATGTAGAACCTGACGACCCATCCGCGTTCATCGATGGCTGGAGAGACGAGCACTGGAGGGTACTCAGCCTCCTCGCAGTCGTCTACAGCGACCACCCCGAGTTCCGAGAGGAGTGGCGGCCGTGAACGAATCCGATCCCGACGAGGTCAAGTTCCTTTGGTTCGCAGAGATAGACGACAACCCGCTCGACCTCACCGAGGCCGTGGAGACCGTCGCGGCATCGATGCCTTCGATCAGAAGTGAGCTGCAGCGAGAGAAGTTCGAGCCCCATCCGATACCGGAAGAGACCTTGACCGAGGTGTACAGCCGGGACGGCTACCTGATGGCCTACGCCGAGGTCTTCCACGGCGAGAACGGCGACACCATGAGGCTCTACAAAGCCGAGCACCCGCCCGGCGCGCCGAGGGTCGTGCTCCCACCGGACATCGATGATGCTTTCGACGACGACCGCTGAACAACTTGCGCAATCGGTAGACGATTCTCGTGCAACACCGTACATTGAGAATTGACTTACATGCGCACATAGACCAGAAGCCCCGCAAGCATCATGCTTCGCGGGGCTCTGTCATGCACGGGGGTGACCATGGCGACCTACACCGCAACCGAAGCCGCCGAACGGCTCCGCGTCCACCGCACGACCGTCCTCTCCTGGCACTCACGAGGATGGAAGAACCCCGACAACCCCCACGAGACCATCAGGCTCGAGATCGTCGGCACCGACCCCATCACGGGCGCCCTCAAGTTCGACGAGGAACAGCTCCTCACCGCCGAACAGCAGACCCGAGCCAAGCGACAGCGCTCGCACCGCCGGTCACGACGGCTCATCCCTGCCTAGACAACGAACAGTTTGCTGAGCCGCTCTACGCCGAGACCATCCGACTCAGCCCAAGAGACCGTAACGCGCCGATTCCAGGCATCAGGATCCTGGGCCACGATGACCACCCTGTCCCCCTTGTACATCGGGCTAAGCACGTCAACTTTCTTCCGCTCGACCTCCAAGGTCACATTTGCCTCAAAAAATACGTTGTGCGCCTCGGCACCGAGAAACTTGAACTCGGCCGCGTCCGTGGCGAACCGGCGGTGCTCCCACACGTTCTTCCGACGTTCAAGGTCCGCATCGGCGCGGGCCTTACGCTCCAACTCCACCAGGTCCTGATCCGCCTGGGCTGACTTCTCAGCCGCGTCGGCTGACCGCACCGCGGCACCAGCCGAAGTCTCCGACGATTTCGCCGACTGGACCGCCGCCTCAGCGGATGTCACCGACGCGCGGGCCGACGTCCGGCTCGCCCACCACGACATCGCGGCAATGACCAACGCCGCCAGCGCGATCCCCGCCGTGATCCAGTCGCTCGCCTGCATCGATTCCATCCGCCCACCCTAGACCGCACCATGGTCTCCGTAGTCCAGCGGCCCAATCTCGCGAGATTCTTCCTCGAACGCGAACCCTAGGAGGCCAACATGCAGACCTTCCAAGCGATCCTCTATCTCCTCGCCATCACCCTCCTCGCGCTCGCCGCGTTCGGCGTCAGCGCCCGCCCGTCGCTCGCGCTCCTCGGCGGGACCTTCGCGCTCACCGCCTACGCCCTCCCGACCATCGCAACACTCTGGACCTGAGGATGGCCGTGAACGACTGCGCCACCGGTGGCATCGTGAAACCCGGACCCGGCGGACTCATCGGTGGCGACGGCCCCAACTGCCTCATCCCCAACCCGCTCGCGAGAACCCTCGAGCGGGCCACCGTCGTCCACCTCCAACCGAGCGACGTGGTCGTGTTCAGCAACGTCGGCGACGTCGACCCCGAGCAGTGCGGCACGGCGATCGAGCGGTTGAAGGAAGCGCTCGGCGGTAAGACCCTCGTGTTCTTCCACGGGCCCATCGACATCACCACCCTCCGAGACCTGGAGCAGCAGTGAACGCCCGGACCATGCGCAACAAGAACACCCACACCGCACGCCTCCACCTCAGTCCCCTCCCCAGTGAATCCCGGATCGAGGTCGACGGACGTGAACTCCTCGGCGTCCGCGACGTCCGCATCCACGCCGAACCGAACGGCGCGCCGACCCTGGAACTCGAGCTCGTCACCTACGAGATCGAAGTAGACGGGGAACTGCAGACCACCATCACCACCCCGGCGCACGAGACGCTGATCGCTCTCGGCTGGACACCACCGGCAGGCACCGATGCCTAGCCTCCCCACCAAGCGCGTCATCCGCGACCACCTGGCCCGCACCAGCGTCAAGCCCCGCCACCGCCACGCCTGGGCCGACTTCCTCCACGGCCTCGACTGGCCCGTCATCAAGCCCCTCACCCAGATCGCCGTGAACACCAACGTGCACCCCGCGATCGCCGCCGCCAAGATCATCCAGTTCACCCAGGATGAGCACACCCGCGCTCTACTGCAGGAGCACCTCGAAGCGAAGGCCGGCCACACTGAGGGCGCCCACACCTCCACCCCCGAGGGATAGGGCAGGGCAGGAGACACCAGCCATGATGCGCCCCTGCCTGGGCTCCCCACTCCACCCACAAGGACACACGCTCACACCCCGCAGCGACGGACGATGCGCCGACTGCGCACGGGTACGCGAGGCGGACCGGACCAGGGGTAAGCGGGCCACCCGCCCCTACACCCATGCCATGGTCCGCGAACGCAAGCAAACCGTTGACGAATGGAAACGAATTCACGGCGACGTGTGCCCCGGCTGGGACCGCCCACCCCACCCCACCCCCCACCTCACCGCCGACCACCCACTCCCTGTGGCAGCAGGTGGCGATGAGAATCAAAAACTTGAAGTGCTTTGCCGCTCATGCAACGGCCGCAAAGGATCGACGCCAGGCCCTCCCCCGAGGAACCAGGGGGGCACCCCAAATACGGACAAATGAGGATGAAGCCGTGACCCCGGCCCCATCTCTCTCGCAATCTCTACAGTTCCCACGATCGGGGGCACCGTGGCCCGGAGCTCAACGTGCAGCGACTGCGAGGCTCCCCTCGTAGTCCAGTCCACCCGCGGTCCTCTGCCAATGCTGTGCCCCTCCTGCAAAGACGACCGCCGCCGGACCCGCCAGCGCAAGCCCGCCATGGAGCGGCGGTTCCGGGTCCTGTCGCTGGGCGCCGGCCAGCAGTCCTCAGCGCTGCTCGTGCTCTCCGCCCGCGGCGAACTCCCGAAGCTCGACCTCGTGGTCTTCGCCGACACCCAGTGGGAACGCAAGGTCGTCTACGACAACGTCGACCGCCTGGAGCGCATCGCGACCGATGCCGGGATCCGGTTCGAGCGGGTCACCGCCGGGGCGCTCCGCGACACCGCGGTCGAGGACGACTTCGTGCCGATGCCCGTCTACGGCTACCACGGCGACAAGCCGGTGGTCATGCGCCAGCAGTGCACGATGGACTGGAAGATCAAGCCGATCCGCCGCCGGGTCCGTGAACTTGCCGGGCCGCTGCACGGGCTCACCGTCGAGATGTGGTTGGGCATCTCCTATGAGGAGACGTACCGGCTCAAGCCCTCCCCAGTCGCCTACATCGAGCACGTCTACCCGCTCATCGACCTCAAGTGGACGCGGGCGCACTGCGTCGAGTTCCTCGCCGAGCAGGGCCTCACCGATGTTCCCCGCTCCTCGTGCATCGCGTGCCCGTTCAAGTCCGCCGGCGAGTTCCGGCGCATGGCCTCCGAGGCTCCCGGCGAGTGGGCCGACGCCGTCGACTTCGACGAACGCCTGCGTGCCCGCCCCGACCCGATGTTCGTACACCACTCCCGCAAGCCCCTCCCGCTCGTGCTCGGATCGCCGATCGAGACCGACTTGTGGGGCAACGAATGTGAAGGCTACTGCGGCGTGTGAGGAGGCCTGATGCCGAATCCTCCGAGCCTGGACCCGGTCCGGCACACACCGAAAGCGCGCGGCATCCAGCAGCTCCCGGCCTCCCGTGAAGGGAAGACACCGCCGTGGCCGCTCGATATCGAAGCGACCCCCCAGGAGAAGAAAGCGTGGCGGGAGCTGTGGAAGCTCCCGCAGGCCGCAATGTGGGAGCAGCAGCGTTCCTACCGCATGGTCGGCCGGTACTGCCGGGCCATGGTCGAAGCCGAGCAGCCCGAGGCCTCGGCGGGCCTGCACGCGCAGGTGACTGCGATGGAGGACCGGCTCGGCCTCACCCCGAAGGCGATGCGGCTGCTGCTGTGGGAGATCAAGGTCGACGAGGTCGCCGCCAAGCGGTCCGAGCGGACCGCCGAGGATGCCCGCAAGCGGATGAGGATCGCCGGCTGATGGCCTCCCGCTTGTGCACCCGCTGCGACCGCATCATCGCCTCCGGGTCCATCTGTGAACCGTGCCGCCACAAGCGGCGCCGCCGCTCCACTCCCGCTCCCGCCGGGGCGGTCACCACCCTCGTGTGGGGGCCGCCCTGCGCGGGCAAGAACACCTACGTCGACCGCCACCGCAAGCCCGGCGACATGGTCGTCGACTTCGACGCGATCATCGAAGCGCTCGGCGCCGCCGGAGGCCACGACCAGCCCGCGGCGCTGCGCCCGTTCACGTTCGACTGCCTCGACGCGGTCATGGCGCGCCTGGCGTCGGGCAACCACATCGTCACCCGCGCCTGGGTGATCCTGTCGGCGCCGGCCATCGCCGACCGCGACCCATTCCGCGGCGGGAAGGTCGTCGGCCTGGTCCCCGGCATCGACGTATGCAAGGCGCGCGCCAAAGCCGAACGGCCCGAAGCGTGGCTGGGCTACATCGACAACTGGTTCGCGAAGTACGAGCCCGAACCCGGGGCCTGACATGCCCTGGCGCGGCCCCGAATACGAAGGCGAATTCCCGACCCTCGGGTTCGCCGTCGGCGAGTGGATCCAAGAACATCTCGTCATCGCCGACGGCTACCGGCAAGGCGAGCCGTACATGCTCACCGACGAGATGTGGACGTTCCTCGCCCACTACTACCGGGTCTACACCTACGCCGAGCCGTGGCCCTCCCCGGACTCGCTCCGCTACACCGGCGGCCAACTCCGCCGCCCCCAGAAATGGGGCAAGGACCCCTTCGGCGCCGCCCAGATCGGCGCCGAGGCCCTGGGCCCCACCCGCTTCGACGGCTGGGACGCCAACGGCGAACCTGTCGGCGCCCCCTACCCGACGCCGCTCATCGTCTGCCTCGGCACCTCCGAGGAGCAGACCGACAACACGTGGCTGCCGCTGCTGGGCATGATCCGCGAAGGTTCCCTCGTCAACCTGTCCGGCCTCGACGCCGGCGAGACCCGCATCAAGCTCCCGCGCGGCGGCAAGATCGAACCGGCCACCACCTCCGCGAAAGCCCGCCTCGGCGCGCCCATGACGTTCGTGACCATCACCGAGTCCCACCTGTTCACCCTCCAGGGCGGCTACCGGAAGGTCGCCGGTGCCGTCAAACGCAACGTCGCCGGCATGGACGGGCGCTGGCTCGAGCTCACCAACGGCTGGGACCCCTCCGAAGGATCCGAAGCGCAGATCACCGCCGAGTCCGGCGACGAACGCGTCTACGTCGACACCATCGAATCCGAGCGCGTCGCCGACCTCTCCGACGCCGAAGCCGTCTACGCCGAGCTGCTGCGCCAGTACGGCGACTCCGCGCGCGAAAACGGCGGCTGGGTCAACATCAAGGGCCGCATCCTCGGCGAGACCATGTCGAAACGACACCTCGAAGCCGACCGGCGCCGGTTCTTCCTCAACGAGATCGTCGTGGGCGAGAACGTCCTCGCCGACCCCACCGCGTGGGACGCCCAAGGCCGCCCCGCCGACACCGACGAGGACTGGCGCCCGCTCCGCCCCGGCGATGCGATCGCCCTCGGCTTCGACGGCGCCAAGTACCGCGACGGCACCGCGCTCATCGCCTCCCGCATGTCCGACGGGTGCCTGTTCGAACTCGGCATCTGGACCCGCCCCAAGGACGCCCCCAAGGACTGGCGCGTCCCCTCCGTCCAAGTCGACGCGAAGCTCCGCGCCGCCTTCGAGGCCTACGAGGTCATGGTCATGTTCGCCGACCCCTGGCGCTGGCAGGACTACCTCGACGTCTGGGCCCGCGACTTCGGCGAGACCCGCGTCGTGGAGTTCCCCACGAACTCCGAGCAGCGGTTCGACAAGGCCCTGGAGCGGTGGATGACCGCGTTCGGCGAAGGCCAGATCACGCACCAGGCCTCGAAGCTCCTCACCGACCACATCAAGAACGCCGTGGTCGTCAAGGGGCAGAAGAAGAAGCCCCGCGCCGGTGAAGAGGACCTGCTCGCCACCCACTACTTGAAGCTCGCCAAGCGCGGCGACGGGCTCCTCATCGACGGCGCGGTCGCCGCGGTCCTCGCCCACGAGGCCCGCGCGTTCGCGATCGAGCACAACTTGACTCCGGCGCCGCCGAAGGCCCGCCCGAAGTTCGCATTCATCTAGGAGGGCCTGTGGCTGTGCTGACCGAAACCGTTCCGGTCGACCAGATCCGCGCCAAGGCTGAGTCGATCGACCCCGCTCGGGTCGCACTCGCGCTGGCGGCGATCCCGTTCCTGGTGATCGGGTGGATCGCCCGGTCGCTGTGGCGGGTCGTCTGGGCCGTGGTCTCGTTCGCGTTCGCGGCGGTCCAATACGGCTGGGCGCAGGCGGCCCCGAGCCCGGCCGCCGAACCTGAGCCCGAGCCCGAGGGTGGGCCGTGAGCTTCCTCGACGAGATTGCCGACCGCCGCAAGGCGATCGCCGTTCGCGACCGTAAGGCCTTCACGCTCCCGCCGTCGTGGGCCGACGACGCCTCCCGCGCGCCGATGCTTTCCTCGTACTCCCTGCAGGGCAACGAGGAACAGATCGAGAACGACTTCGAGGCGTACATCCGGTACTGCTTCAAGGGCAACGGCATCGTCTGGTCGCTCATGGCCGCCCGGCAGATGGTCATGTCCGAGGCCCGGTTCCAGTGGCGCCGGTTCAAGGACGGCCGCCCGCAGGAACTGTTCGGGTCCGATGCCCTCGCGCTGCTGGAGCGGCCGTGGCCCGGCGGCACCACCAGCAACCTCATCGCCCGCATGGACCAGGACGCGTGCCTGGCCGGGAACTGCTACCTGACGACCGCCGACGACAGCGGGAGGATCGGCCGGGCCTCGCGGCGCGGCCGCGGGCGCCGGATCGTGCGGATGCGCCCGGACTGGACCACCATCGTCATCACCGCGCCCTCAGGGAACCCGTGGGGCCTGGACGCCAAGGTCGGCGGCTACCTGTACGAGCCGCGGCCGCTCGTCCACTCCGTCGCCGGCGTCGTCGACCCGCCGACCGCAGGCGCCACCTTGTTGATGCCCGACGAGGTCGCGCACTTCTCGCCCCACCCCGACCCCGAGGCCCGGTTCCGCGGCATGTCGCCGATCACGCCCGTGGTCCGCGAGATCCAGGCCGACACGCAGTCGACGATCCACAAGCAGGCGTTCCTCAAGAACGCCGCCACGCCGAACCTCGTCGTCAAGTTCGACCGCGAGACGAGCGAGGACGCGTTCGACGAGTTCGTGAAGCAGTTCCGGTCCTCCCACCAGGGATCGCGCAACGCCTACAAGACGCTGTTCCTCACCGGCGGCGCCGATGTCGAGGCCGTCGGCGTCGACTTCAAGCAGCTCGACTTCGCCGCCACGGTCGGCAAGGGAGAATCCCGCCTCGCCTCCGCGTTCGGTGTCCCGCCCTCCTGGGTCGGGTTCTCCGAGGCCCTCGCCGGATCCAGCCTGAACGCCGGGAACTTCACGGCCGCCCGCGACCGCTTCGCCGACGGCACCGTCCGCCCCTGGTGGAGGGACGCCGCCGCCTCCCTCGAAGTCCTCATCGAACGCCCCGACGACGGCGCGTCCCTCTGGTACGACGACCGCGACATCGCGTTCCTGCGCAAGGACGAAGCCGAGCAGGCCAAGATTCACGCCGCCGAGGCCCAGACCATCCGCACGCTCATCGATGCGGGCATGACCGCCACCTCCGTCGTCGACGCCGTCAACGCCCAGGACTGGAGCCTGCTCGAGCACTCCGGGCTGTACAGCGTCCAGCTGCAGCCCGCCAACCAGCAACCCACGCAGCCAGCAACCGGCAACTCGCCGGAGGAATCCGGAGAGGAGACCGAGGACTAATGGACACCAAGAGCCTGCACGTCGAGATCAAAGACGCCGACAAGGGCGAGGTCGAGGCCCTGTTCTCGACCTACAACGTGATCGACAAGGACGGCGACGTCACCCTGCCCGGCGCGTTCGATGACGGCGCGCCCGCGAAGATCTCCGCCTACGGCCACGCCTCCTGGTCCGGGGTCCTCCCGGTCGGGAAGGGCACGATCAACGACATCGGCACCGGCGCGGTCATGCGCGGCAAGTTCTTCCTCGACACCACCGCCGGGAAGGACACGTTCACCACCGTCAAGGAGCTCGGGCCGCTCCAGGAGTGGTCGTACGGGTACGACGTCATCGAATCGGAGTTCGGCGAGTTCGAGGGCAAGCACGTCCGGTTCCTCAAGAAGCTGAAGGTCCACGAGGTCTCCCCCGTGCTCATCGGCGCCGGTGTCGGCACGATGACGATGTCGGCGAAGTCCGCGCCGGCGGCGAAGGCCGTGCGTCGCGCCGTCCCCGTGCACGAGACCGCCGTCGCCTCCGGCCCCTGGGACGCCCCCAAGACCGCCGCCGCGCTCCCCGACGACCTGCGCCCCTCCCAGCTCCGCACCGTCTACGCGTGGGTCGACCCCGACGGCGACCCCGAGGCCAAGTCCTCCTACGACTTCCCGCACCACCACGGTGTGGGCGGACCGGCGAACCTCCGCGCCTGCATGGCCGGGATCGCCGCCCTCAACGGCGCCAAAGGCGCCGCACTCTCCGATGACGACCGGAAGGCCGTCTGGGAGCACCTCGCGTCCCACCTCAAGGACGCCGACCGCGAACCCCCGGCACTCCGGGACCGCGGCACCTCGCCGGTGAAGTTCGCCGACGAGCTCCTGGAGGGCCTGGCTGGGCTCTCCGGGCTGATCGACAGCGCTGCACGGGTGGTCGCTCTGCGTGCGCAGAAGGGCAAGACGCTCTCGAAGTCGAACACCGAACTCCTGGAATGGATCGGCGACGACCTCGCGCGGCTGAAGGCCCTCATCGAGTACTCACCCGAAGGCGCCGTCGACGACGACGAGGTGGCATCGCTGATGCTCCGCTCGCTCGCGGCGCTGAACGATCTGTAAAGGACAGACGATGCCCACTGAAACCGACGAGCGCGAGCGCCTCATCGAGTTCCCCGCGCTGAAGGAAGCCCGCGGCGAGCTCGACGCGCGACGCAAGAGCCTGCGCGACATCCTCGCCGAGGCCGGCCCCGACTACGACATGACCAAGATCAAGTCCGTCACCGGCGACAACGCCGCGAAGGTCAAGGCGATCCAGGACCTCAACGAGGAGATCAACGAGCGCAAGCAGAAGGTCGACGAGCTCCTCGTGGTCGCGCGCGCCGCGGCCGAAGCGAAGTACGCCGAGGACGAGCCCGAGCACAAGGGCCTGTCCGAGGACGGCGACGGCTCCGGCCGCGGCCCCGAACGCAAGGACGGCGGCAACAAGAGCCTCGGCGAGCTGTTCATGGGCTCGCAGGCGTTCAAGGGGTACGGGCGCGGCTCCGGGCAGGGCCCGCAGGCGCACCTGGACCTCGACGTCGGCAAGATCCTCAAGGCGGACTTCCTCACTTCCGCCGGGTGGGCGCCCGAGTCGGTGCGCACCGGCCGCGTCGAGTCGTTCCCGACCCGGCCCGCGCCGCGCGTGGTCGACTTCCTCCCGCAGACGACCACGACCCAGGCCGCGGTCGTCTACATGGAGGAGACCACGTTCACCAACACGGCCGCGGAGACCGCCGAGGCCGGCTCGTACCCCGAGGCCGCGCTCGCGCTGACCGAGCGGACCGTCGCGGTCCGCAAGATCGCCGTCTACCTGCCCGTCTCCGACGAGCAGTTCGAGGACGAACCGCGCGCCCAGCAGTACGTGAACAACCGGCTCCCGTTCATGCTCCGCCAGCGCCTGGACCTCCAGATCCTCGTCGGCGACGGCTCCGCCCCGAACTTGCTGGGCACCGAGAACGTCTCGGGCATCCAGACCCAGGCCTTGGGCACCGACTCGACCACCGACGCGATCTACAAGGCCATGCGCCGCATCCGCGACGACGGCTTCGCCGAACCGAGCGTCGTGTTCATCCGGCCCTCGGCGTGGGAGTCCGTGCGGCTGATGAAGACCGCGGACGGCATGTACATCTGGGGTCACCCGTCGATCCCCGGCCCGACCACGGTCTGGGGCGTCCCGGTCGTGGAGACCACCGCGGTCACCGCGACCAAAGCGATCATCGGCGACTACACGAACTTCTCCGAGCTCGCGGTCCGACGCGGCATCGACATCCAGGTGTCGAACTCGCACTCGGACTTCTTCGTCAAGGGGAAGCTGGCGATCCGCGCCGACATGCGCGCCGCCCTCATCCACTACCGCCCCAAGGCCTTCGCGGTCGTCACGGGCCTGTAGCCGAGGAAGCGCCCGGGGCGGGCACCACCGCCCCGGGCGCGATCGAGAAGGAGAACCACCATGGCAACAGTGCCCGGGACCGGGAAGATCGGTTCCACCTCGTACATCGGCCGCACCAAGTGGGCCCGAGCGTTCTACGACTTCGCCGTCGACGGCGGCGCCGTCGGCGACATCGCCCTGCGCGGCGACCGGATCCCCTCCGGCGCGGTCATCCTCGACTCGCTGGTCAAGGTCGACACTGCGCTCACTTCAGGCGGCGCGGCCACCGTCGCCGTCAAGGTCGAGTCCGCCGCTGACGTCAACGCCGCCGACGCGATCTCCGGCGCCCCCTGGTCGACCACCGGCGCCAAGCGCGGCGACCTCACCGCCACCACCGCGCCGGTCACGACGACCGCCGCGCGCACCATCACCGCCACCGTCGCGACCGCCGCCCTCACCGCAGGGAAGTTCTCGGTCGCCATCGCCTATGTGGAGCTGACATGAGCATGAAGTTCATGATCCAGGACTCCGTGCGCGCCGGGGCCCGCGAGGTCGGCGAGCTGTGGATGGTCGACCGGCACCTGTACCTCACCGAGGACCAGAAGCGCGTCGTCGAGGAAGGCGACCCGGAGGGGCGCTGGCTGTGGGCCGCGCCGGGGCGGCAGGTCCCGCTCTCGCAGGCGCGGCAGCTCGGCGCCGTCCCCGCCGATGGTGACGAACCTGAGGGCGACCTCGAGGACGCCGTGAACGCCGGGGTGGCCGCCGACCACGCACAGCAGGCGACGTTCCCCCTCGGCGACACCGACTCCGAGGACGAGACGGCCAGCGACGCAGGGGACGACAGCGACGACGAGGAGGCCGAGGTCGTGAAGCCGGAGCAGAAGCAGGCCGCGGCGCCCGAGAACAAGATGGTCGGCGCACCGGAGGGCGACAAGCGCCCGGACGCGAAGACCGTGCGCGCCTGGGCGAAGGACAACGACGTGGAGGTGCCCGCCAAGGGCCGTATCCCCGACGACGTCATGGACGCCTACAACAAGGCCCATTAGGAGGGTTCGATGGCGCTCGGCGACGACTACATCACCAAAGAGCAGCTCAAGGAGCGGCTCGGCATCAACGACGCCGTCGACGACGCCGTCCTGTCGGTGGCGGTGTCCTCCGCCACCGACGGGATCAACACGCACTGCCGCCGCGACTTCCAGAAGGCCGACGCCGCGAGCGCCCGCAAGTTCCGCGCCACCGACGCCGAGCTCGTGATCGTCGACGACTTCCACTCCACGACCGGGCTCATCCTCGAGACCGACGAGGACGACGACGGCGTGTTCGAGACCGTCTGGGACGCGGCCGATTACGAACTCGAACCGCTCAACGGCGTCGTCGACGGCAAGACCGGGTGGCCGTACTGGCGTATCTGCGCCGTCGGTTCCCGGTCGTTCCCCACGGCTCGGCGCGCCGGAGTCCGGCTCACCGCCCCGTGGGGGTGGGCCGACGTCCCCTCCAACGTGGTCTCGGCGGCATACGTCATCGCCGAGGACGTCGCCCGGCTCAAAGACACCGCGTTCGGCGTCGGCGGCTACTCCGAGTTCGGACGTATCCGCGCCCGTGAGAACCCGCACGCGGCCACGTTCCTCCAGCGGTACCGCCGCAACACCGTAAGGATCGGTGGCTGATGTACGACCTGATCGCCGTCATGAACGGCGTCCGCGGGAACCTCGGCAGCATCAACGGGCTCCGCACCCCCGAGTTCACGCCCGACACGATCAGCCCGCCCACCGCGATCGTGCCGGTCCCGCGCATCGACTACAAGAACGGCCTCGGCCGCTCCCGGATGAGCATCCAGGGCACGATCCTCCTCTTCACCTCCAAGGGCTGGAACCGCACCGGCCAGGAGCAGCTCGCGAAGTTCGCGAGCCTCACCGGCGACCGCTCCATCGTCCAGGCCATCGACCGCGACCGGACCCTCGGCGGCGCCTGCGGCGACTGCACCGTCTCGGACTTCCGGCCGCTCTCCGATGAGGAGTTCGGCGAGATCGGCTACTGGGGCGGCGTCTTCACCCTCGACATCCTCTAACACCCACTTCCTTTCAGCGCCAACGTGGTTGGCGCTGCTGTGCGTGCCTTCGATTGGAGTTCCCATGGCAACGCTGACCACAGAGCAGGTGACCTCATCGGGTCTCGCTGCGACCCCGAACCCCGCGGGCGCCTCGGGCGACAAGGTCCGGCCCGGATCGATCGTCCGCGTCATCAACGGCTCGGCGTCCTCGATCACCGTGACCATGGTGACCCCCGGGACGTACGACGGGGACCTGTCGATCACCGACCGGACCGTGACCGTCCCCGCTGGCGCCGCGCGGTACATCGCGGCCACCGAGGCCTACCGGTCCAAGACGGACCAGCTCGTCGCCCTCACCTACTCGGCGACGGCGACGGTGACCGTCGAGGTGGTGAAGGCATGAGCGACGACTTCGTGACCATGCGGCACCCGGACCTGCCCGGCCAGCCCATCCGCGTCCGCGCGAACAAGACCGGGCCGCGGCTCGCCAGCGGCTGGGAAGTCGCACCCGACGAGGAACCGGCCCCCGCCGGCGACACCGAAGAGCCGAAGGCCCCCAAGCGGTCTTCGAACCGGCGCACCGACGCCACCGACAAGAAAGATGAGGAGGCCGTCTAATGCCGCCCGCAGCGCTCACAACCTCGAACCGGTACATCCACCCCGGTACCGCGGTCACGTACTGGATCGACACCATCTCGACGCTCGCCTCCCCGACCCGCGTCGAGATCAACGCCGGCACCGACCTCACCGGGGAAGTCGCCGACGCCCCCGGCTGGGCCGTTTCGGCCAACCGCGTGCCCGCACCGGACCTCAAGCGCAAGTTCACCTCGCGCATCGCCGGACGCATCGACCCCGAGGACTCCCAGTTCATGTTCTACGCGGACAAGGCGACCACCGACATCCGGTCGCTCCTGTCTCGCGGCGACCAGGGCTTCATCCTCATCGCGCACGGCGGCGACACCGCCGGGCTCCTGTGCGACATCTACCCGGTCGAGGTCGTCGCCATCTCCAAGCCGCTGAACGTCGGCGGCGACCCCGCGCAGATCACCGTCGATTTCGCGATCACCTCGGAACCGGCCGAGGACGTCGCGCTGCCCGCATGACCGCCCCCGCGATCGGCCAGGTCGACCGCTACCTCGCGGCCGGCACGACCCAGATCTACTGGGTCGGGTCGATCGCGGTGGCCTCGGCGCCCACCCGGCTGGAGCTGGATGCGGGCTGGGACCTGTCATGGGAGGTCGCCGACACCGGCGGCTGGCTCGCGACCCCCACCTACAACGAGACCACCCGGTTCTCGGCGCAGAACGCGACCTCCAAACCCGGAGTGCTCGGCACCGACGGCACGAGCCTGATGATGTACGCCGACCGCGCTGGCGACGACATCCGCGCCGTACTCGCGAAAGGCGCCAACGGGAACATCGTGGTCTTCCACGGCGGCGACGTCAAAGGGCGGCTGATGGACGTGTGGCCGGTGCAGGTCGCGTGCGTGTGGCAGCCGGTCAACGTCGGGGACTCGCCAGCGATGATCCCGGTCGACTTCGCCGTCACCGGCGACGTCAAGCCGGGCCTGACCGTCCCCTAGTACGTCCATTCGTGAGTGGTCGTCCCGTCGAGCGCGAACAGCTCCAGGCGGAACACGCCCGCGTCGGCGGCCTCCGGGGGCGCTTCGAACCCGACCGTCCCGGCAGTCTCGCCGGTGATGCTGCCGTCGAACATGTCCGGCGTCGCGTAGGCGCTCTGCTCGTACACGACGCCGCCGGCGACGAGCACGGGCGTGATGGCGGGGCTCCAGCCGGAGATGAAGTCAAGTTCCCCTGCGGTGACGGTGATCGTCACCTCCGCGAGGACGTGGTCGACGCCGTCGATCGCCTCGGCGCGGATGCCGGTGACGTCGTACGTGTAGGTGGCCTTGTCCGTCTCGGTCGACAGAACCGTGGTCCCGCCGACCGTCAGTTCTGCCGCCTCCGGCTCCTCTGTGGTGGCCTCGGCCGTGGTCGCTTCAGCGCTCGTCACGGATTCCGAAGGTTCGGGGTCGGCCGGGTCGTTTCCGCAGGCGGCCAGAAGGAAGACGGCGGCGAGGACCGTGAGGGATCGTCTCATCTGGTCACGATACCGCTACACGGGAGGTGGGTCGTGACCACGGTCGTCACCGAACGCCCCTCCGAGGAGATCGCGAAACTCGCCAGAGACCTCCGCGCCCTCGGCGGCAAGACCTCCCGCGACCTCAACAAGCGCTACAAGGCATCGGTCGGGATCATCGCCGGGGCCGCGCGCGCCCGCGCCTCGTGGTCACGGCAGATCCCCGCCGCTTTGAAAGTCCGCACCTCCAACTCGCTCTCCAAACCTGGGGCCGACATCGTCGTCGGCGGCCTCCGCCACGCCCGCCTCTACGAAGGCCTCACCAAAGGCGGCCGGGGGACCTTCCGGCACAAGACGTTCGGCCGCGGCGGGACCGGCTGGGTGTCGCAGAAGACCCGCCCCTACATCCGGCCCTCCGTCGCCGAGGGACGCGAACGCCTCAAGACCGACGTCGACGGCGCCGTCATCGACGCCGCCCGAGCCCAAGGATGGACATGACCAAGAAGGCCTCGCAGCGTGAGCGGATGATGAACCGGTCGCTGCCGTCGGTGACGCAGCCGATCGCGATCGACGACCCCACCGACGCCCTGCGCGCGCTCGCCTACGCCGAACGCGTGCACCAGCACGCGGTCCGCTCCGGCGACGAAGCCCAGATCAAGCGGACGAAGACCGCGCTCACCCGCGCGAAGAACAAGCACGACGCCTGCTACGAGTACCTGAAGATCCGTGCGCTGCGCCCCAAGGCCTACGAGCAGCTCATGGCCGAGCACCCACCGACCCCCGAGCAGTCCGCGGCCGCCCCCGCCCCGCACGAGGCCCCGCAGTGGAACCGGGAGACGTTCCGGCCCGCGCTCCTGGAGGCGTGCGTCGAGAACGACATGACCGCCGAGGACTGGGCCGCGTGGCTCGAGGAGCACTCCGCCCGCGGCGAGGGCGACAAACTGTTCGTGGTCACGCTCGCGCTCAACGAGGCCGAGCGCCTACCCGAATCCGTGATGCTCCCAAAAGGATCTCCGCTGACCCCCAGCTCGCGGTAGAGATCGCCGTCGCCACCGAACTCCACCTCCCCCACTCCGTGTTCCTCGAGTGGGACAAGGACGACCGCGACAAAGCGATCTGGCACCACCTGAGGGAACGATCCCGCTGCAAGGGGTGCGGGACCCTCCCCGACGAATGGGACGAGACCAAAGGCGGCTCACGCCACGCCTACGCCGTCGCCGAGCACCAGTGCCGCGGCTGCCAGCTCCTCGAATCCCACCGGGAAACCGTCTCCAAACGCCCCGCGATGCACCGCCGCGGCCTCCAGGTCTACCTCGACCCGCCTCGGCGAATCTGATGCGCGGCACCGCCGCCCGACGCGGAAGCGGGGTGAGCGGTGGCCGGTGAGTCCCGACGTGACCTGATCTACCGGATGCGGGTCGAAGCCGACCAGGCGAAAGCCGAATGGGCCAAGGCCGGCGGCGCCACCCGGGCGCTCCGTTACGAGCTTCGGCAACTCGAGCAGCAGCAGCACGCCGTCGACAGCGCGATGACCGCCATGGGCATCGGCATGGCCGGCGCCGGTGTCGCCATCGGCGCCGGGCTCACCGTCGCCTCCCGGGCCGCCATCCAGTGGGAGTCGGCGTGGACGGGTGTCGCGAAAGTCGTCGACGGCTCTCCTGAGGAGATGGCCGCCCTCGAAGAGGAACTGCGCGGACTCGCCACCACCCTCCCGCAGACCCACGGGGAGATCGCCGCCGTCGCCGCCGCCGCCGGCCAGCTCGGCGTCGCCAAAGAGGACATCGCCCAGTTCACCGAGACGATGGTCGCCATGGGCGTCTCCACCGACCTGTCCAGCGAGGACGCGGCGATGGGCATGGCGAGGCTCATGAACATCATGCAATCGAGCGCCGACGACGTCGACAACCTCGGGTCCGCGATCGTCGGGCTCGGCAACTCCGGTGCCTCCACCGAAGGCGAGATCCTCGAGATGGCGCTGCGCATCGCCGGCGCCGGGCACACCATCGGCCTCACCGAGGCCGACGTCCTCGCCCTGTCCTCGGCGCTCGCCTCCGTCGGTGTCGAAGCCGAATCCGGCGGCTCCTCAATCTCGACCGCGATGGTCATGATGTCCGAGGCCGTCAACGAAGGCGGCGACTCCCTCGCCTCGTTCGCGCGCGTCGCGGGCGTCACTGCCGACGAGTTCGCCGCGAAGTTCCGCACGGACCCGGCCGTCGCCATCGACATGTTCGTGCAGGGCCTGGGCCGCATCCAGTCCTCCGGCGGCGACGTGTTCGCGACCATGGAGGAGCTCGGCATGACCGAGATCCGCCTGCGCGACAACATGCTCCGCCTCGCCGGCGCCGGGGCCCTCCTGACCGACTCCCTCGCGACCGGCAACGCCGCGTGGGACGAGAACACCGCGCTCATGGCCGAGGCCGAACGACGCTACGGCACCACCGAAGCGCAGATCGCGATCGCGAAGAACCAGCTCGTCGACATGGGCATCACACTCGGGGAGATCCTCCTGCCCGCCATCAACAACTTCCTCGACGTCGGCGACGGCCTGTTCTCGTGGTTCCAGTCCATGCCCGCGGGGCTTCAGCAGACCGTCGTGTGGCTGGGCGTCGCGACCGCAACGATCACCCTCGCCGGCGGCGCCGCCCTCGCGGCCGTCCCGAAGTTCCACGCCCTCTCAGTCGCGCTCGGCGAGATCGGCACGAAGAAAGCCGTCAGACTGCAGGGCGCGCTGGGTTCCGTCGCGAGTGTCCTCACCGGCCCGTGGGGGCTCGCGATCGGCGGCGCCATCGCGGTCCTGGGGATCTTCGCCGCAGAACAAGCCAAGACGCAAGCGGAAACCGACGAGTTGTCGGCGACGTTCGACGCCCAAACCGGTGCGGTGACTGAAAATACGCGGGCGTGGCTTGCCAACAAGCTGCAATCCGAAGGCGCGTTCGACGCGGCGAAGGAATTCGGGATCTCGCAGAGCGAGTTGGTCGACGCCGTCATCAACGGCACCGACGTCCTGGCCGAGCAGAAGGCCTACTACGACGAGCTGCGGGCCGCCAGCGGTGAGACCGGCGACGAGTTCCGGCAGATGACCGACGAGGAGTGGAACCAGGCCGACGCCGTCGACTACCTCGACTCCCAGATCAACGACCTCACCGGCCAGTACGACGAGGCCGCCGGTGCCGCCGAGAACAAGGCCGCCGCCGTCAACGGCGACACCGCCGCCATGTCATCGGCCTCGACCGCGACGCGGGTGTACGCAGCCGATCTGGGGATCTCGGCTCTGGCTGCCGAGGACGCGACCGCCGCGAACCAGGAGTTCGACGCGGCGCTGCAGGCCCTGCGCGACACCATATTCGGGTCCAAAGACGCGCAGGCGGCGCTCACGCTCGAGATCCAGCGCGCCACCGAGGCGTTCGAGGAGAACGGCAGCTCCCTCGACGTCAACAGTGAGGCGGGGGCGCTCAACCACCAGGCCGTCATGGGGCTCATCGCCGCCAACCACGAGCTGATCGCCGCCGAAGCCGAGTCGGGTGCGAGCGCCGAGGAGCTCGCGGCGACCACCGCGGATCTTCGTGGCGACTTCATCGACCTCATGCGGCAAGCAGGTTTCAGCGAAGAGGCCATCGATGACTACGCCAAGGCGTTCGACAACATCCCCTCCTCCAAGACCACGGTGCTCGTCCAGGAGCTCAAGACCATCGGGCAGTGGAACGTCCCCTCGAACGGGATCCTGCCGCAGTACGCCACGGGCGGCCTCATCGGATTCCCCACCGGCGGCATGATCACCGGCCCCGGAACCGGCACCTCCGACTCGATCCTCATCGCCGCGAGCAACGGCGAGTTCATGGTCAACGCCGAAGCGACGGCCCGCAACCGGCCCCTGCTAGAGGCGATCAACTCCGGCGAGCAGATCGCGACCGCGACGAAGGCGACCGGCGCCTACCCGCGCCGGCAGGCCGTCTCCAGCGGCGGCGGTGTGCACGTGTGGTTCGACTTCGCGAACGTCTCCGGCTCCCTCGAGCGGGCCATCAAGGACTCGGTCCGAGTCAACGGTTCAGGTGACGTCCAGATCGCCTTCGGGAGCAAGTGATGGCATTCCCCGACGACCCCCTGCAGATCCGGGCGGAGATCGCGCTCGGCGCCGACGTCGCCGGTGACCCCGCGTCGTGGTCGTGGACGGACATCTCGGCGTACGTGCGCACCGCCGACGGCGCGCGGGTGACCGTCAACCGCGGCCGCCGCAACGACTCCGGCAGCTCCACGCCGGCGACGGCGCAGTTCGAGCTGGACAACGACGAGGGCCGATTCTGCACCCAAAACCCCATGTCGCCGTACTTTCCGCTGCTCAAGACGAACACGCCGGTCAAGTTGTCCGTGTCAACGGACTCCGGTTCGTCGTGGTCGGTCCGGTATTCGGGGTACCTGTCGACCCTGCCGACATCGTGGCGCGGCCCTGGCGGATCGGACTCGTCAGTGTCGGTGACGGCCGACTCCGTGCTGCGGCGACTGGGCAAGGGCGGATCGAGGTCGCCCCTGCGGTGGACGGCGCCGAACCTGTCCTCGAGCGGCACGTGCATCGAGTATTGGCCGATGGAGGACAACGAGGACGCCACCGAGTGCGCGTCGTACTTCCCCGACGGCATTCCCATGACCGCCGCGGGCAGCATCGAGATGGGGGCGTCGTCGCCGCCGTCAGGGAGCCAGGCGACACCGCAGTCCGACTACGCGTTCATGAAAGCGAACCCGCCCTCCCTGACGGGGATCGTCAGGCCGTACGCGAGCACGGGCGCGTGGACCGTCCTGGGGATCTTCAAAGTGGACGCCGAGTCGATCATCGACCAGGTCCTCATCGACTGCGACATCACCCACGGCGAGGGATCGACGGACCCCGACCAGCTTCGGGTGCAGATCGACAACAACAAGCTCGCGATGTCGGTGTCCCAGGAGGACGGAACGGTCCTGGGAACGTACCCGGGGGCCACGCAGACGACAGCGCCGAACGACGGCAACTGGCATTCCATCGCGGTCACGGCCACGCAGTCGGGCGCCGATGTGCGGTTCGACTTCCACTACGACGGCAGCGCCTTCGGCATGACGATCGCCAACCGGACCCTGGGCACGATACGGAAAGTCGCGTTCCCGTCCACTTCGATCACCACTGCTGGGCAGCTTCTCGCCGTGGGGCATCTCGCGGTCTACGACGACAACCTCCTGGACAACTCGATCGGCACCTATTCGGATGCGATGCTGTCGCATCTCACGGCCGCAGGTGAACGTGTCGACCTGCGGCTGGGACGTCTCGAGGACGAATCCGACTTGATCCACTCGATCGGTGCGATCCCCGGCGAAGTGGAAATGCTCGAGCGGGTCGGCTCGCAAGCAGATGGGACGATCCTCGCCGCGGCCGAGGACGCCGCCGAAGCCGACGGCGGGATCCTCTACGAGCCCCGCGACTTCGCGGACGACTCGCTGACGTACTTGTCGCGGTCGGCCATCAACGTCAACGCCATCAGCACACCCGCGATGACGCTCACGCAAGATCACTTCACCGTGATCGAGCAGGGCGACGATGACTACTACCTCGGCACGAAGGTGACCGTCACGGGCGCGGGCTCGTCGTCAACGGCCGCAGTCGAACCGATCGAGAACGAGATCACCCTCGCCCAGAACGTCAGGTTCGCCGACCGCCTCCCGGACCTCGCCGGGTGGGCCCTCTACCAGGGCACCAGACCCGACTACCGGTACCCACGCATCCGCGTCCTCCTGCACGACGCCACCAGCCAGATCGCGGCGTGGAAAACGACGGAGCTCGGCGACCGGATCCTCATCCCCGACCCGCCGCCCGGCGTCGTGAACGACATCGACGCGATCATCGAGGGCTGCTCGGAGTCGTTCTCCCAGTTCGAATGGTCCGTCGACCTGTTCTGCTCACCGGCGTCCAGGTACCGGATCGCGAAACTGGACCACACCACCTACGGGCGCATGGATACTGCCGCTTCCCGGCTGGTCAACGCGGTCACCTCGTCGGCGACAACTCTGGACGTCGAGACCGTCGAGGGCGCCGAGTGGTCCACGGCCACCGGGTACGACCTCGGCGTCGGCGGGGAGCGCATGACCGTCACCGCGGTCACCGGGTCGTTCACCGACTCGTTCACCCGCACGGTCGCCTCGGGCTGGGGGACGTCGACCTCCGGGCACGCCTGGTCGATCACGGGCGGGTCGGCGTCGGAGTACTCCGTCAACGGCACCCGCGGGATCGTCGCGATCGCCGCGGTGAACTCGCTCCGCTCGGTGTACATCACCGCCCTGCCCGTCGCGAACATCGACCGGACGTTCACCGTTCGTATCCCGGTCCTGGCGACGGGCGCAGCGATCCAGGTCCGCGCCGCGGCCCGCTGGGACGTCGCCGCGAACACCTACCTCACCGCCCGCGTGCAGGCCGAGACCGATCAGACGATGACGCTGCAGCTCATGCGGGTCGTCGCCGGGTCGGTCACGACCCTGCGCTCCAGGACCATCGTGGGCCTCACCCACTCCACGACCGCTGACTACCGGATCCGGTTCAAAGTCCAGGGGAGCTGGTTGTTCGCGAAGGTGTGGAACGCTGCCAGCTCGGAGCCGACGCAGTGGACCGATTGTGCCTGGGACACGGCGATCACCGCGGCCGGATCGTGGGGCATCCGCACGGCCTTGACGTCGGGGAACACCAACACGTTGCCGGTGTCCGTCCAGTTCGACACCGACGCGACCACCCACCCGCAGGCGATTTCCGTCACCCGTTCGGTCAACACGGTCGTCAAAGCCCAGGCGGCCGGCGCGCCGGTCGGGCTCTTCCAGCCGAACTACCTGGGGCTGTGAGATGACGTTCTACTACCGGGCCCTGAAACCCGGCGACGTCATCACGAAGTCCCTCCTGGACGACCGGGAGCTGCTGTCGGCGGTGAAAACCGGGAACCAGACCGTGAACAACTCCGCGACGAACGTCACCGACCTCCACCTGGTGCTTCCGTTGGCGGCGAACACGAACTACCACGTGTCTGCGGTCTTCATCGTCTCCGGGCCGACCGCCGCGGACTGGAAGCAGCAGTGGACCGCACCCGCCGGCGCGGCCGGGACACGGTTCACCCACGGCCCCTCAACAGCGACCACCACGGTCCGCAACGTGCCGATCCAGTTCAGGTCGGCGCCACTCACCACGAGCCTGTCCTACGGCACCGACGGGACCGAGCCCTCCGCGATTCGCGAGGAGATCTGGCTGTCCACGAGCGGCACCGCCGGAAACCTCACCCTCACGTGGTCCCAGGCAGTCGCGACGGTCGGAGACACACGAGTCGAACGGGGCTCCTGGATGAGCGCGTACAGGGTGGTGTGAAGTGACGGTCAAAGCGATGCCGCTGCTCGCCGGCGACGTGCTCACCGCCCACGGCTACAACGTGGGCAAACCACAGTACGCGTGGAAGACCGTCGCGGAATCGGTCGTGAACTCGGCGGTCGACCAGCTCGACGACGAACTGTTCCTCCCCGTCGAACCGTTCTCGATGTACCTGGTGCTGGCCTGCTTCTCGGTGACCGGCCCGACGGCGGCGAAGCTGCGGCTCGGCTACTCGGTGCCTGCAGGTACGCAGGGGCGCCGCCACAACGTGGGCCCGGCCGCTGCGGTCACCTCGACGACGGACACGATGCGGATCTCGGTGCACGCGTGGCCGACAGCGGTCTCCTACGGGACCACGACGACGGCCGTGTCGATCATCGAGGAAGGCGTCCTGGTCACCGAAGCGGCCGGTGGAATCATGAACGTGCAGTGGGCGCAGAACTTCGCGAACGCCACTGCGGTCACGCTTGAGGCGCGGTCGTTCCTGCGGATCCAGCAGGTGACCTGATGACCCTCACTTGGAGCGCCTCCGAACTGCTGACGGGCAAGAAGTTCCAGGACAAAGGCCTGCTCATCGCGTTCAAAAACGGGAAACAGAGCTATTCGTCCGTCACGGTTCCCCGCCCTGACGCGGACATCATCATGACCCTGCCCGAACCCGCCGCGGAGTACCTCGTCGAGGTCAACATCGGCACGATGGGCAACACCTCCGGCGACATCGTTCTGCAGTGGGACGTCACTGGAGACGCCACCGTCTACCGGACCACGCAGGCAATGACGTTGCCCGCCTCCACCAGCAGCGACACGAACCTCCTCACGGTCAGCCAGTCCGTGTCAGCTCAGCCCTCAGGTACCGCAATGGCACCCGCGCCCTGCGCGGTCAGGGAAAAAATGCTCGTCTTCACCGACGCCGAACCGTCCATATTGACGCTCTGGTGGGCGCAGAACACCTCGTCGACGACATCGTCGAGTGTCACCGATTACGGGTGGGCAGTCGCCCGCCAACTCTCCTAGATAGGAAAACCATGTTCATCACCCAGCGTTCCTGGCTGTCCCGCAACGCCCAGGCGCTCGCCGCCGCCGTCGCGGTCATCGCGGTCGCCGCCGTCCTCCTCTTCGCACAGGACGATTCGGCCTCCGGGTCGACATACACCTCCAATGAGGCCGTGACCTACCAGGAGTTCGCCGGAACCATCCGCAACACGGGATCCGGCTGGTACATCCTCGACGACGCCGGCCACACCCCGGATGACCTGACCTCCATCGGCACCGTCACCTCCACCTCCGTTCGCGTCAACTACCCGGGCTGCGCAGAGATCACGTCCGTCATCGTGGGGCCCGACGACACGTACGCGAAGGACTACGGCGCCTCGTTTGGCGCCAGCGTCGGCCTCACCTACATGGTCATCACCGGCTCGATCAACGACTCGTCGGATTCCGGTACGGCACAAGACATCTGGGACCCAACCAGCGATTTCAACGGCAGCTCGAACATCTGGATCATGGGCCGCTGCATCCCCGCGGCCTAACCCCCTCCATCTACTCACCCGCCAGCGCGGGCGCGCGAGCGTGCCCGTGGACAGGAGGAACCCCATGGCTCTCGAAGGCGTCGACTACTCGTGGGCGCGTCCCGCCCCGGCCGACCTGTACAAGGCGGGCAAGCGGTTCGCTGTCCGCTACCTCTCCTGGGGGTCGTCCGGGCGCGGCAACTCGATCCTCAGCGGTGCCAGCAACGGCAAGGTGCTCACCAAGTCTGAGGCCGACAGGCTCCAGGCTGCCGGGCTCGCCGTCGTCTCCAACTGGGAGTTCCGGACGGACGACCAGCTTCGCGGCCGCGACGGCGGGCGGTACGACGCCCGCGAAGCCGACCGCCTCCACCGGGACCGCGGCGGCCCGGCCGAGGCCCCGATCTACTTCTCCACCGACTTCGACGCCAGCACGGCACAGCTCGCCACCTGCTACGAGTACCTGCGCGGCTGCGCGGACGTCCTCGGTTGGGATCGCGTCGGTGTCTACGGCGGCTACCGAACCATCGCCTACATGCACGGCCGGGGCGTCAAGTGGCTGTGGCAGACCTACGCGTGGTCGGGCGGCCGGTGGCACCCCGGGGCGCAGCTCCAGCAGTACAAGAACGGCGTCAGAGTCGCCGGTGCCGACGTCGACCTGAATCGCGCTACCACATCGAACTTCGGCCAGTGGGCCGCAACGAAGGAGGACAAGGACATGAGCTGGGACGAAGAGATCAAGCTGATCACGGGGCAGGGCGTGTCCTACGAGGGCGACAAGTGGAAGGCGCGCTTCCTCCTCGCCTCTGACCACTACTACACGATGAAGTTCGGCCAGGAGCTCCTCGCAGGGCAGAAGGCCGCGCGGCTCCGCGAGGAGGCGATCCTCGCCGCGGTCAAGGGCCTCGACACTAAGGCCGTGCTCGCCAAGATCGACTCGGCCGCCGCTGCTGAGACCGCTCGTGATGCGGCGCTGCTCGCCGAGGTCCGGGAGCTCGCCAGCGGCGGCGCGACGGCGCAGGAGGTCTACGACCTGCTCGTGTCGAAGCTGACCGGGGCTGGCGAGTAGTCGTGTGGCCGAGCTCGCGCCATTCGCCGCCGGCGGCGGGATCTTCGGTGTCCTCGCCTGGGTCATCGGGTTCCTCCTCAAGGCAATGCGCGACGACCGCATCGCCTTCGGGAAGGAGCGGGCCGAGTTCGGGAAGGAACGTGCTGGCCTCACCAAGGAAATCGATGACGCCGAGGAGCGCGCGGACAAGGCGGAGCTTCGCGCCGAACGGCTCCAACGCCTGCTCGACGCCGCGAATGAGGAACGCCGGAAGGCGCTCGATTTCGGCGCTGAGCAGGCGCGCGCGGCCGCGTCCCATGCCGCTGAGCTCGCGGGCCAGCGCAAAGTGCTCGATGCGCAAGCCGCCGAGCTCGATCGTCTTCGGGGGCCGGTGACATGAGCGCCAAGGTTCCCCGGCGCCGGGTTGTCGTCGCTGTCGCCGGGATCGTCCTGGCGGCGCTTGCGCTGGTGTGGACGGGATTCCAGACCGAACGGCAAGGCGCGCAGATCGACGCGCTATATGAAGCGCTCACGGTTGAGCAGCAGGGCGTCGAGGACCGTGGCGAGTCGCCGATCGCGCCTCCCCCAGAGGAGCTGATCGATGATCCGGACGCGGAGATCCCGGCCGGGCCTCCGGGTCCGCCGGGGCCGTCGGGTCCTCCTGGCCCCGGCGTCTCGGAAGACGACCTCGACGCCGCGGTCGCGCGGCACTTCGAGAAATACCCCTACCAAGGTGAGCTGTCGCCTGCCGAGCTCGCCGCCGCCTTCGCCGCGCTCCTCACCGAGCACCCCGACGCGGTCAACGACCAGATCTACGCCGCGATCTCGACCTACCTCACCGAGAACCCGCCCCCGCCCGGCCCCCCCGGCGCCGACGGTCAAGACGGCGCCGATGGAGCCGACGGTGCACAGGGGGAGCCCGGTCGGCCGCCGACCAAGGACGAGATCCGCACCGAGGTCGAGGCCTACATCGAAGAGAACGGCCTCCCCATCTGCCCTCCCGACGCCCCTGCCGGGCCCCTCACCGTCGTCACCCCCGGCGGCCCCGTCGACATCATCGCCTGCATCGTCCCCAACCAACCCGAATAGGAGCACCATGTCCATGCCCGCCAGCGACATCACGCAAACCGACCTCGCCAACCGGGGCCTGTCGCTCATCCGTACGTACGTCCCGATCGGCGTCGGCGCCGTCCTCACGTGGCTCGCTGCCCGCTGGTTCGGCGTCGACCCCGCGACGCAGGAGGCGCTGATCTACGGGCTCTCCGGGTTCGGCGGCGCCGCCTGGTACGGCATCCTCCGCATCATCGAGCCGCACCTGCCCAAGTGGGCTCGCCTGCTCGTGTTCTGGTCGGCGAAGATGCCGACCTACGCTTCGGCCGAGGCGACGGCCGCGCCGCCGCGCGACCTCGTCGACCCTGCCACCGGCGAGACCGTCCGCGCCTACCTCGTGACCAACCTGAAGTAGACGGCCTGCAGATCGCCCCCGCCTTCGGGCGGGGGCGTTTCGTCGTGCGGTGACGATCTTGGACACTGTGTAGCAGACTGCTCACTTTGGAGTCACCGCAATGCGGGTGCGCAACAAGGGAGGTGCTCGTGTATGCTCATGGCAGACGACAGGACGAAGGATAGAGCCGCTGGCTCACCTTCGTCTTTCGTCGTCTTAGGGGAACTTGTCTCGTAGGAAATCACGAAAGGAAACACCGAGAACAAGTACGCCCGGACCGACTGGCATCGGACCGGGCGGAATCTCCTAGTAGCAGAAGACCTATTACTCAACCGGGAGTATACCTTTGTGCAAGAAGAAAGAACATAAGTTCACGGTGGTTGTGTGGAACCTCGCGGCTTGGGCCAGCTTCGTCTCGCTCATCTTCGATGTTGTGCAGTTCCTGAACTAGTCCGTGCGCGCCCCGCCTCATCGAGGCGGGGCGTTTCCTCGCGCCGTCAGGGCTTCGAGCTGCCAAGCTTCCCGCCGGGCCCGAGGAGCGTCTGCCCTGAGGGGAGACCGTCCCCGGTGCGCCACTCCCGCAAGATCCCGCGCGAGTCCGGTCGGGCCATGGCGGCCTGTGCCGCCTCGATGGCCTCCTCGGCGGTGCGGTAGGCGGTGACCTCGTCCAGGTCGTACGCGTCGGTCACCGTCATGACGACGAGCTGCAGCGGTGCGACCGTGATGGTTCGATCGGTGCGGATGCCGGTTCGAACGGCGGTAGCGCGGAGGAGCGGGGGCCCAGCCCAGGCGGTGAGCTGGTCGAGGTGGAGTCGGCCGTGCGTCATGCCGCGATTCTCGCACATTTGTTCGATAACGATCAACCGTGCCTGCTCATCGGCCAACTTCGGAGACGACGAGGCCCCACCTCTAACCCCTGAGGTGGGGCCCTCTTGCTGCGCGGCCTGCACTGCCTGTGGAGGACCGCGCCAACAGCGTAACGGCCGAAACTTGCTCGGGGAGATTGGCGCGCCGGTTGCTACTCAAGTTGGTCAAGCCGGGCCCGCACGAACCGCGGCTGGCGCAGCCTCCCATCGGGGCCACGCGACGACGCGGTCACCTCCACCTGCAACTGCGGACGCACCCACTGCACTGCACCGGCCGGGGACGGGACAGCGGCCGCCGGTGACGCCGCGGCCAGCGGCACGAGGACGGCCAGGAGCCCAGCGGGCGCCGTGCACCGCCCCGTGTACGCCAGGCCGCCCGGCGCGGACTCGGCGAGGAGCAGCGAGATCCCACCGGACGAGCGCCGGACCCAGCCGATAACGATCGCGTCAATGACGCCTTCATGTCGCCGCTTGATCCAGTTCCTCGAGCGGCCGCTCACATAGCTCGAGTTCAGGCGCTTCGCGACAACACCCTCGATGCCGTGCTCCATGCTCGCCGCCACGGTCGCGGGCCCGTCGGCGAACCTCGGCGGCACCACCCATCCCTCGGGGAGCGCGAGGCCTTCGAGGATCTCGCGCCGCTCGACGTAGGGCCGGGCCCGTAGGTCGACGCCGTCGAGGCGCAGGAGGTCGAACACGAGCACCGTCGCCGGGTGTGCCTCGGCGAGAGCGGAGGCCCGGCGCGAAGCGGCCCGCATGCGGGTGATGACGGCGCCGAAGTCCGGCAGGTCGCCGGTGAACACGACCAACTCGCCATCGAGGACGATGTCTCCGTACGCGTCGGTGAGGTCTCTGAGCTCGGGGAACCGGGAGCTGGGGATGTCGTTGCCGCGGCGGGTCCGCATCTGCAGCAAGCCGCCGGAGGCCGCAGACACCGTGCGCACGCCATCCCACTTCATCTCGTATGACCAGCCCGACGCGAGCGGCAGTGGCCCAGCGACGGGGAGCATTGGCGCAGGTAGGTCCACTACATGAGCGTAGGTCTGACGGATGCCGGAGTGCCCCCGCTTCCTCTAAGAGGCAGGGGCACTCCGGCGGTCGAGGTCAGATGGTGTGGGTGATGACGGCGGCCGCGGCGAGGATCAACGCGAGCCCTCCGAGCCCGAGCGCGACACCGATCCACCCCCACTTGGCATCGACGATGTCCTGGAGCTGTTCAATCTCAGCGGCTTGCTGCTCGATCGCCTCTGAGGCTCCGGCGGCGCGCTGCTCGGCGGCAGTGATGATCTCGGCGCGGGACTGGCGGCGCGTGGCCGGCCTGCGGGGCGCGATCGCGGTTCCGATCGGTGCGGCGATGGAGACTGCGGTGATCAGTGCCCACGACCCAAGGATGTGAGCGGTGCCGTGGAGGCTACCCAGGATCCCGGCGCCGGCGAGCGCCCCGCCAGGGGCGAGGAGGAGGAGCCCGGCGATGGTGCGGATGTCGGCGGTGGTGCCGCGGAGGGAGTCGATGCGGCGCTGGAGTTCGTCAGGGGTGGTCATGCCGGTGCTCCGATCAGAGTGCGTAGGTGGTGCCGGGACCCCAGGTGATGACGGGCGGCATGGTGTCGGGGCTGGCCCCGAAGGACACGGTCATGGCGGTGAGTTCGCAGACGGCCCGGAATCCCTTGTGCGCCTCGGCGACGCGGTCCAGTTCCTCGTCGGGCTTGTAGTAGGTGAGGGTGACGTGCGGGTGGAACGGGAACCGCCTCCGGAGTCCGAACCGTGCGTCGATGGCCGTGGCGAGCGCCGCGAGCCGGTCGGCCCCGGCGGCGACCTGCAGGAAGATGACCGGCGTGGGCGGGGTGTCGGTGCGGAAGTCGCCGATGCCGTCGAGTTCGATGGCGATCGGGCCTCCGGTGCTGAACTCGCCCGCGTCGAAGGCCTCCCGAATGGAGTCCGTGTCGGTGACGGGGGCGGGGCTGACGATGCTGATGTGCGGGCGGACGTCCTCGCGGGGGTTGGGCAGGAGGTCGGCGATGTGGTTGGGCAGCGGGGCGCTGACGAGCACATAGGTGCGGGTGGTGGAAAGGATGGTCATGGGTGGCCTTTCGTCATCGGTGGCGGTTGGATTCGGGGAGCCGGGTGAAGTACTTCATCGGGTCGGCGCCGTGGTCGTTCTCATCGAAGTCGACCACCCACTCGTCGAAGAGGTCTTCGCCGAGGCGATCGAACAGCTCGTCCTGGAGCCAGGTGCGCAAAAGTCCGATCTCGGGGGTGTAGTCGGCGACTTCGGCGGTCATCCACGTCAGCGAGAGCGCTTCGTCGGTGAGCTCGGCGGCCATCTCGCGGACCTTGGCGGGGGTGTCGGGGCTGTTCATGTGGCTCCTCTCGGGGAATATCCTTAAACTATACCCTACCCTATGGATTGTCAATAGGGTAGGGTATAGAAATGCCTGACGAATATGACGAGCTGCCTCTCCCCGAGGCAGAGCAGCAGCTCCGCGCTGAAATTGAGGAGCACCGCACAGCGATGGGTCGCCTCGGCCGCCGGCGGGCCCAGCTCCTTGCCGATGAAGTCGACCGCCGAGGACGAGGTGGCCCCGCACAGATCGCAGAAGAACTCGGGCTGTCACTCCCTGCGGTGAACAAGCTCGTTCACGAGGCACGTCGAGCCCGCCGGGCTCACGAGGAGTAGGAGATGGTGGCCCCGGGGATCTGCTGGGCGGCCCGCCACGCCACAGCCCGGTGCCACGCTGCCGGAAGCGTCGCCCACAGGCCAGACTCGGCCGCGTGCAGCTCGACGCTGTCGGCGTAGGTGATGATCGGCTGGCCGGGCTCGTGCTCGTCGACGATCGCGGCGACCGCCCGGTCCGTGTAGACGACCAGGCGGTTGAGTGCTTCGGCGTTCGCCTTCGAGATCGGCTGGAGGTCCCTCTCCCACCGGTTGATGGTCTTGCGGTCGAGAGGGCTGGCCTTGCGGGCGCTACCTGCCAGAGCGGGTTCGTCGGGGCCCGGGGCGGCGGCCCGCGCGTCGAGGCCGAGGACGGCGGCGAGCTCGGCGATGGAGAGGCCGAGGCTTTCACGGAGGCAGCGCAGTTCGGCTGAGGTCATCGCCGATGGGTCGCGCTGCACTGCGGGGTCCCTCCATGTAGCTGTCCGGAGATAACGATAACCCCCGGAGCGGGCCAGCGGCAGATGCGGACTGGCCCGCTCGACGGTGAGCACGTGCTACGCCGTGGTGTGGCGGAGTGCGGCGTAGCGGCCGGATGCCACGCGGGCGATCTTGCCCTGGTTGTGCATGCGCGACAGGGTCGGAGCGAGGACGCCGGGCTCGGCCGCGGCGTCGCCATTCGCTTTGAGCGCGGCCGCGATCTGCGCGGCGGCCATGCCGTCGGGGTGCGTCTCCTTGGCGCCCTCGAGAAGGGCGAGGATCGCGTCGGGGCGGCGGCGCTCCGGTTCCGACGTGGCCGGCGCGGTCCGGGCGTCGTCTTGGGACAGGTCGAGGCCGGCCTCAGCAGCGGCGGCGGCGAGCTGCGCGCGGACGGCGTCGTACACCTCACCGTGCTCGGTCGCCGCCGTGCCTTCCTCTTGGGGGGCTTCGCCGGTGCCGCGGGTGAGGTAGCGCATCATCTGGTCGTTAACGAGCTTGTTGCGGTTGGTATAGGCGGGGCCGAGGGCGGCCAGGCCTTCGGACTCGGCGAGGTCGGGGCCCACGAGATGTCGTCGGGACCAGGAGATCTCAGCGATGGTCGGGCCATCGTGGAGGCGGGGTTTGGAGGGGTCCGTGGTCTGGATGTAGGGCGCTTTGAGGTTGAGCGGGTCGCTGTTGGACAGCAGGTAGTACTCCCCCGGCCATTGCGGGGCGGGGAGCTTGTAGTCGTTCGTGAGGCGACCGACCTCCGCCCAGTCTTTCGAGCGGAACGCGCTGTTGACGGCGATGTTCGAGATGACATCGCCGCCCTTGTCGCCGAAGTGGTCGATCGTGGAGCGTTGCGTGGCGAGGTGGATGTGGACGTTGCCGGAGGCGGCTCCGCGGAGCATTGCCGAGGCCAACCAGGAGGCGTCCACCCATTCGCCGTCGAACAGGATCTTCTGGCGGGACTGGGCGACGAAGGAGAACTCGTCGAGATACACGACGATCTTGCGCCAGCGTCGCTGGTTCATGGGCTGCCGCTGGCGCCAGCGCGCGAGCGACATGGCCGCGGCCATCATCGTGAGCGTGTCGGTCTGGCCGTTCGCGACCCAGTTAAAAGGCGGCCGCAGGCCGGTGTTGAGGTATGGCTCGAGCCACGGCCCTACCAGGTCATACAACTTTTGGACGCCCGCGACCCACACGAGCGCGTCGGTGCATCGGGTAGCGTGCGCGAACTCGAGGTTGATCAGCGAGGACTTCCCGGAGGTCGAGGAGCCGATTTTCCGTCCGTGCTGGTCGAGGCGTTCGCGGTGCTCACGGCCGTCAATCTCGATGCCCACCAGTGCAGGCTCGGTGATGCTCGTCGGCGTGGGGTCGTCGACGAAGGGGATGACCTCGGCCATGAGGTCGCGGTTGGTGATGGTGACGGAGTAGGTCCCGGCTTGGCGTTCCTTGCGGAAGCGGACCCAGGAGGATTCGACATCGCGGCCTGTGATCTCGGCGAGCGCAATTGCCACTGCCTCGGCGTGTTTGGGTGTCAGCTCGATCTGCGCGCCGGTGCGTTCGTCGCCTCGCAGCCGTGCTTTGGATTGCGTCCTGACGCGAAACTGCCAGCCGGCATTGCTACGCAGCGGTTCGCAACCAGGCAGGACCCGCACGAACCCGAGCCCTGCCTGTCGCAGTGCCGCGGCGACGACCTTCTCACGCCGCCCGAGGAGGTCGTCCTGGTCAACCTCGGCGCGCACGTAGGAAGGAGCAACGAGTTTGACCAGCCGGTATTCCAGGCCGCGCGCGGACCAATAAACAATGGTTGCGAGCGCGGCCAGCGCGCCGGCCATGATGGTCAGATTGAGGGCGGAGCGCGGCAGGTACACGGCGGTGATCGTCCATGCAGTGAAAGCGGCTGCGGCGGCGTGAATGCCGATCCAGACGTGCTTGCGCTGCCAGTCTTCGGCGTGGCGCCACATCTCGCAGGCTTCGACGATAGCGAATCCGAGGACCCCGGCCACGATTCCCAGGGCCGCGGCGATGATGGCGGCGAGGAGCGCCCACAGCACGCCGGTCACGGTGAACACGGCCAAGGCCAGTGATACCGCCGTTGCGGCGAGGGTCCAGAACAGCTTCCACTCGATCATGTCGTTCTCCAATCTGGTCGGGCCGGCGCCCCGGAGTCGGGGCGCCGGCACTGGTCTAGACCGATTCGTAGGCCGCGGCGGCCTGGCGGCGCTTCTCCGCGTCTTCCTCGAGGGCGGCGGCTTCTCGCAGGAGCGGCTCGGCGATCTCGGCCGAGCCCTTCTCGATCCAGCCCTGGGCGTCACTCCGCAATGCAGCGGCCTGCTCCTCCCGCTCACGGGCATCCTTCCTCGCCTGCTCCGCTGCCTCCTGGGTCGAGGCGCGGAAGGTGGCTTTCGACGAGCTGTCGATCAGGTGCGCGTACGGGTTGGTGACGGTGTTCGACATGGTGGAACTCCTCTGGATAGTGGCCGCAGGGGCCGTGATTACGGGTGTTGCTGTGGCGGTCGGTCGGGCGTTGCTGTCGGCCCGCGGCGGCGTGCGTGGGGCCGGGTTGGGTCGGGTCGGGAATCCCATCTCGTCGAACAGGAGGACGTCCTCCTTGAAGGGAGGTGCTTCGCTCGGCTTCGGCGCGGGTGGTTTCGGCTGGCGGGTGATCTTGATGGGAGCGGTCTTGGTCGCTTGCGGGGCCGGTGTCGCGGTCGGGCTCTTGGCCGTGTCCTTCTTGGCGTCGGTGGTTTTCTTGGTGTCGGTGCTCGGCGGCGTTTTCTCGCTGTCGCTGGTCTTGTCGTTGTCGCCAGGCTTCGCCGTGTCGGTGGTCTTCTTCTTGCGCCGCCACGTCCACCGGCGGCGCTTGCTGCTCTCGGTGGTCTTTGAGCCGCTGCTCTCGCGCTTGGTTTCCTTCGGGGTGGTGGTCTGCTCGCGCTCGGCGCGTCGCTTGCGTCGCTCCTCGTTGGAGCGCGCCGCCTTCGCGGCCGCGCGGCGCGGGCCCCACCATGTGGCGGGGTTCGCGCGGCTGCGCGACCATCGAGCCCCTGGGCCACCTCCGACGCCCGCGGGCGAGGGCGTCGACGTCTTGGCCCGGCGACCGCGATGGTTCGCGCCCGCGCCTCCCGTCGCGGCGCGTCCGCTCGGGCTGGTCCCGGACGTCCCGCTGCGGCGGCCGGTGCCCGGCCACCGGAAGCGGCCGCCGTGTCCGGCACGCCCGCGCCCGGACCGTCCGTCCGCCCCGGCTGACTGTCCTCCACGGCCCGACCGTCCCGCGCTCGTGGCGCTACCGCGTCCGGAGCCCTTGAACGGGTTCCATCGAGAACCCGGACGGCTGGAGCCCGTCCGCTGTCCGTTACCACCGGTGCCGGATCGGCTTGTCCGTCCGCCGAGGCCGAGTCCGCGGGCGATGCCGCCGCCGCGTCCGCCCCGGCCGACCCGTCCGCCGCCACCCGCTCGTCCGCCGTTCCCCGTTCGTCCGGACGGGGTAGACGTCCAGAGCCGGGTGCGGCCGAGGCGTCCGGTCCGGCGGCGCTGCAGCCACCACGCGAGCGCCACGGCGAGCACCCCCAGAAGCGCGGCCGCAGCGACGGCGACGAGCAGCCACACCGAGACCGACCACAGTGCCACCACGGCAACGACGAGCAGGAGCGGCGCCGCCCACCACCACAGGCGCGAGACCGGCACCCCCGAGGCCTGGTCCCCCTTGGAGGTGGCGGGGGCGGCCTCGCGCGCCACCGTAGGCGCAGCGGCTGCCTGCGGGGCCTCGCGGCGGTCCTCCTTGGGGGGCTTGACCCCGTCGAAAAGGTCAGACATCGGTGCTCTCCTCCATGGCGCGGGTGGCGGTCGCGGGCGGGAGCGAACGAACGAACGCTCCAGGGGTGGGGGGCTTGGCCTGCACGAACACCGGCGACAACCCCCTGCGGCGCATGTTCGTTCGTTCGTTCGTGGTCATCGCCCACCGACCTTGTTGAGGGCCGCGGTGATGACGGCGGCGACGGCGCGCACGGGCCCGATGATCTTGTAGATCACGACGCCGCCGACGACGGTGTAGGTCACGATCTGGATCGGCAGGGCTGAGCCGGTGAGGGCGGCGAGGAACCCGGCGGTTCCGGCGGTGGGCACCGCGATCACCATGGCGATGTGCGGCCAGCGCGGCGGACCCTGCGGTGCCCGGCCCGGACGCCGGACGGCCCCTGCCGGGCGGCGGGCTGGAGTCGGGACGGCGGGTGCCGCGAACCCGAACCCGGACGGGTCCGGTACGTCATCGCGGACGGACACCGGGACCGGGACGGGAGCGGGCGGGACGGCGTCCACGTCGGCCGGGCGGACACTCGGGGTGTCCGTCCAGGCTTCGACGGTCGCCTCTGTCCGTTGCGGCTGGACGATCATGCGGACACCTCCACGGCATCGGACTGTCCGGACCGGATCGCCTCAGCGCGGACGGACAACTCGTCCAGCAGTCCGGCGTTCTTCTTCGTCCACGTGTGGATGGCCGAACGCTTCTTGGCGCCCTTGACGGCGTCCTCCAAGGCGCGGACACCCGGACGCTTGCCAGTGGACACATACAAGTCGACGAAGGCCTTCTCGACCTTGGCGAACGCGTCCGGCTCCTGAGTGGCCTTCTGCGTGACCTGCTCGGCGGCCGAAGCGGGAAGCTCGGCGGGTTTAGCGGGGCGGGGTGTCTTCACCGACACGGGAGCGGCCTTAGGAGCCGGGGCGAGCTCGACGAGCGCTTCCTTCGCAGTGCGGGAGAACAGCGCCCAGAGCGAGCGACGTGGCGCGGCCGCGCGGCGGGCGGCCCGGTGGGCCTCGGCGGCGGCGGCGCGGGCGCGGGTGCTCTCGCGGGCGGCGGTCTCGGCCGCCTCGGCGGCGGCGGCCTGGGCGGCGGCGGCCGCTTCTGCGGAGCCAGCGGCGGCGGCGTTCTGGACGGCGGTCTCGACCCGCGCCAGGAGCACGGCGGCGCCGTCACCGACGCGGTCTTTCACGTCGAGGGACCAGGCCCGGAACGTCGAGCGGGGGTAGCGAATCCAGCGGCGCAGACCGAAGCGCTCGGGCGGCTCGGGAATCCAGCCCTTGTCGCGCAGCACCGCGCGGTGCTTAGCGCCAGAACGGACCTCCCAGACGATGATCGCCGCGAGCGACGAGGCGCCAAGCACGGCGGCCAGGATCGGGTCATCGCGGTGCGCGAGGACGTTGATCGCCGAGGCGAACCCAGCCGCGATCCAGGTCATGGCCGCCGGGATGAGGGCGCGCTCGTTCCGCAGGCGCAACTGGTGAGCGGTGAGTGCCATCGACAGGGCCAGCCCCTCCAAGAACACGGCCATACCGATCCCGAACATGACCGGCCATCCCCGGTCGGTTGCCATGTTGATCTGGCCGTAGATCGCCACGGACAGCGACATGCCGTAGATGAGGGAGGAGTAGACCGAGGGCATGTTCCCGGCGATGAACAGGTAGACACGCAGCGCGGCGGCGTTGAGGCGGTCGAGGCGAGCCTTGCGCTTGTCGTTGCGGCGCTTAGCGCGGGCATTGCGGCGCGTCTCCTTGGCGGCGGCCTTGGCTTCGCGTTCGAGACGCGCGACCTCGATTTCCTTGCGGCGCAGCTCGATGGAGACCTCTCGCTCGCGGAGCTTCCGCACGGACTCGGCGTCGCGCTCGGCGATCCGGGCTTCGGTGGTGCCGGCGACCTTGCGGACCTTCGCGGCGGCCTTCGACTCTGCCTCGGAGGCGGCCCGTTCGGTTGCGGCCGTGTCGATCTCTCGGGTCTGCGCGGGCGCAGGGGGTGCTTGTACAGTGGTCGTAGCCATCGGGGGGTCATCTCCCTTGGTGGTCAGAGGGGCCTCATCGGGTAGTGACCGGTGGGGCCCTTCGCCGTCCGTCCGGACGGTCCGCCATCCATAATATGTCCAATCGTTGGACATTTCTAGTCCGGGGTCGGACGCGTCCAATCGCGGGACGCGTCCGGCCTCTTGGGCTGGGGCTCCTTGAAGGACAACCGCCGCGTCCGGGCGAGCCGGACACGAGGGGATCACTCACGTCCTCTTTCGCTAGTCTGGAACCGAGATGTCGCCACCGGTAGCCGGACAGTGTTGTCGTCCGCTGCGCGGTGTTGTCGATTGGAGGCTGGACGATGCGGATGGACCAGGCGCTCGGGCACGCTAGACGTGCCGCCGGACTCACCTACCGGGACGTCGCGGACGCCGGACACATCGACCGGTCCGTCCTGTGCAACGTCGAGAAGGGCCGGAAACCGGCGAGCGAGAACGTCATCCGCGCCTACGAGAGGGCACTTGGATTGAACCGCCGCGAGATCTTCACCCTGGCCGCCGCCGCGCTCGGCGCCGGCCTGACCGCCGGGGACCGGGAAACGATCACCGACATGTACGCCTCCATCGCCTCCGGGGACGACACCGTCCTCGCCACCGTCCAGACCACGCACGCCGTCGACCACTCGCTCCAGGCCCTCGCGATCCGCGAGAAGCGCACCATCAAGCGGCTCCGGCTGTGGCTCAACGACGGCGACACCGCCGAGCTGCGAGTCAACTCTGCCGGGATCCTCGCGAAGACCGGCGACGCGGACCTCGCCGACGAAGTCGCCCTGGCACTCGCCCGCGACGCCGCCGCCCGGGACCGCTACCTGACCGCGGTCCAGAACCGTGTCGGTACCGAACCCGACGCCCTCGCCGCCGAGCTCCACAACCAGCGGGACTCCGGGGCCCGCTGGTGCGCCGCGTATCTCCTGGCCGGGGCTGGGCATTCGGCGGCCATCACCGAGGCGATGCGCACCGAACCGTCCCGGGAGACGCTCCGCGCCATGGCGCTTGCGGCAGGGGGCGTCCGTGACGTTCGTAGTTGAGATCCGCTCCGGCGAGCTGCTGCAGGAGCTCACACGCGAGCTGAAGAAGCAAGGTGTCGAGCACGCTTCGCTGACGCTCATCGGCGGTGTTGACGCGTTCACCATCTCGAACATGGCCGCCGGTGACGCGCTCAAGGACATCGTCACCGAGTACGACCAGCCTGGGGAGCTCACCGGAACCGGGGAGTGGCGCGACGGCCGGGCTCACGTCCACGTGACGTGCGGCATCGAGGGGGATATTGCGCGTGCCGGCCATCTCCACGCGGCGACTGTCGAGACGTACTTCGTGAACGTCACCGTGACCGTGGTCGAGTCGCGGGCCACGAGCGCCTAGGGGCGCAGCAGGCTTGCGCGAACCCGCGCGCTCGTAGGAGCGTCCGCACAATCTGCCGAACACGAAGCGGCTCCCGGGTGTCCCCGGGAGCCGCTACGAGAGTCATGGGAGCTGTATCAGCTCATCACAGCGATGTCGCTGGCCTCTCAGTGAGACTCGGCGTAGCGGACACCCTCGGCGTCCCACGCCAGCCACTCCCGGCCGTCGTCATCGACGATCACGCAGAAACCCCACTGAGTAACCTCCGGCCGCTCCGGGGGCGCGTATCCGAGGCTCTGGATACGGTCGGTGAAGACGGGCCCGGTGTCATCGGTGTCGTCGTAGGCGGCGACCAACTCAGCGTTGCGCGCCTGGTCCTCGGTGACCTTCGGGTGTTCATTCATCGCAGTGCCTCCCCGGTACCCGTGATCTTCTTCCGTAGCCGAAGTCGGCCTTCGGTGTCGCAGACCTTCACAATGAGCTCTGTGCGCGGCTTGAGGTAGTGCGCGGTGTTGGTCTTGCAGCCGTTCCCATCATGGTCGCACGGCTCGGCGTTCAAGAACAGTACCGCGCGCTGCACACCGGCGTGGAGCATGTCCGCGGCCGCGTTCCCCTCGATGTGGCCCTGGGCGGGCTTGGTGTGCTGCCACCCGGGTTTGATCTCACCGGGGTGGAACTTCGTTGTCCCCGGGCTTGCCTTGAGCGGCTGGTCGTTCTGCTTGCCGGAGGTGAAGAACAGGTTCCCCTCGGCGGTCCCGGCTTCGCCGTAGGGGCGGATGCCGGCCATGCCCTCACGTGGGCTGATCGAGTTCGGATCGCGCGGCGGGTCGGCTGGCCTCGCCGGCGCTGTCGGCGGCGGAGGCGGCGGATTGCCGCCGCTTCCGCCTCCGAGGAGGGGCCCCTGGATGTACCGCTCTATCGTCTCGTTCCCGGCGGCGATGAGCCCGGCGGCTTCCTCGGCCTTCCCGGCCGCCGCCTGCCACTGGGCGGCGCCTTCGGCCGGGAGCGGACTCGCCGAGCCTTCGGTAGCGGCGCGCGCCCCGGCCGCAGCCTGCTCGAGGCCGTCCCGGGCCCGGTGCAGGCCGGTTGCGGCATCGCTGGCACTGGTGGTGAGGGCGCGCAGATGCGCGATTAGCTCGGAGAGCAGGGACAA